AAAAACAAAATATATAAAAATATATAAAAATATAAAAAAATTGATATTTATTTATATTTTTTTGATATATAAACCTTTAAAATTAAGTTATGGAACAAGAAAAGTATCAATTTAAATTACTTAAACCAGAAATTCAAAAAGAAATTATTAATAATTTAAAGTTAAATAAAAAAAATAAATTAGATTTAGTGAAAGCAGTTGTTTATTATATTGCTCCACATGATCAATTAAATATTAATGAAACTGAGTCTAAGAGACTCAAACAGATTGAATATTTGGTAAATAAATTTAATATTGATATAAATGAAAAAGTACCTGAATTTTTTACGTCATTTTTATGTTTTGCGATATATTTTAGACAAGAAAAAATAGCGAATTATTTCATTGACAAAGGCGCATATATAAATAATATTGATTATTTAGGATTATCTCCAATTAATTATTTATGTGCCAAAGTAATTATTGGTGAAAATAAAGAAATTACGAATCAACTAAATAAATTACGTGATAAAATTCAAGATAAAGTTTTATTTTCTACATTGGATAAAATGATGAATCATAAAGTCGATAAATTAGAATATTTTCATAAAAATCAATGTACAACTTATTGCTTATATGATGCTTATACAACATCACAAATTGAAAATATAACTAATGGCGATGACTATTTAAAACTTTACAAAATATTAGCTTACAAAATTCAAGAAATTAATATTAATGAAGAATTAAGTAAGTATTATGCTGTTGAAATTGAAGAATATAGAAACCAATTTAGTGCTGATTCTAATAATCCACAATTTTTTAATAAATTTAAAGAAACAAACAAAAAAAATATCATTGAATATATTTTGGCTGGTGATGAAGAAGGAGCCATTCAATATTTATTTGAGAATCCCGAATCTGTAAATGATTGTGATATTGATTTACAATCTCCTTTACAATGGGCTATTTTTATGAGTCAAGAAGATAAACCTATAAAATTCTATAATTTAATTGATAAATTAATTAAAGCTGATGCTGACCCAGATCATAAAAATATTACTGGATATAATTCTATTGAATTAGCAGCATGGTATGACTATTGTGTAGATCAGAAAAATGAATATGATAAATATACTTTATTAAATATTATTTTTCATAGTTTAGAAAATAAAGATACTACTAAATTTAAAAAATATACAAGCGATATCCAAAAATATAAAACAATTATGAAATACAATCATACTATTGAATCTAAAAAAAATATTTTAGACAATTTAAAAAATAATTCCAATATACATCTTAAAAAAACTGATAAATTCATTAAAGATGAAAAGAAAAAAATACTTAATGAACAAAAATTAATGAGTTTTGAAGACACTAGACAAGTTGAGTTAAGTAATAGAATAGCAGATGAATTATTACTTGATGATTTTTTACAAAAAGATAAAAAAGTTTCCAATAAAACCCCTAAGTCAAAAAAGGATAAATTGAAAGCGAAAAATCATAAGCAATTATTAAAACAAAATGCAGAACAAGCAAAAATTCAATTACAAAAAGAAGCATATTTAAAAGATGAAAAAGACCGTTTAGAAGCTATTCAAAAAGCCGAAGTTGCTGCCGAACAAGCTCGTTTAGAAGCTATTCAAAAAGCCGAAGTTGCTGCTGCTGAACAAGCTCGTTTAGAAGCTATTCAAAAAGCCGAAGTTGCTGCCGAACAAGCTCGTTTAGAAGCTATTCAAAAAGCCGAAACTGCTGCTGCTGAACAAGCTCGTTTAGAAGCTATTCAAAAAGCCGAAGAAACTGCTGCTGAACAAGCTCGTTTAGAAGCTATTCAAAAAGCCGAAGCTTCTAAAAAATCTATCATTAATGAAAATAAAAATAAAAGAATTAGAAATAAGAAAAATAAAAAATCTAAAAAATATAATCTAAATGAAGAAAATAGTTGTGATTCAGATTTAACATCAATTGAATCTACTGAAAATAATAATTATGTACCCTATTTGAATTATCATCAACTTATGGCAATGTCAAATACTCATCATGGAGAATGGATATATATTATGAATCCTTGGTTATTAAATAATAAATATATTAATTCATATCAATGGAATCAAAATTATTATGAAATGAACCCACAATATTATCAAAATCAATGTATGAATTGTATGAATTATTAATAATTTTCATCATTTTCAATCAAAATATTATTTATAATCATTTGATATTTTATATTTTCAATATTTTCATTCTTTCTACAAAAATAATTGTTTTCAAAATTATTTAATATAAATCTACAATTAGAATATTTATAATGCTTATATATTGTATAATGATGCTTATTTCTAAAAACTAAATTACAATATTTACATTTATAATAAGTTATATTTTTTAAATAATTCCATTTATTATCAAAATTTATTAATTTTTTATAATTAAAATATCCAAATTTATTTGAGTTATTTATTAAAAAAAACATTTTAGACTCTAAATTACAACATTTATACGGACATTGATAATGTGTCTTATTTCTTGTATATGTATCTAACTTATTATAATTAAATATCCAATTTTCATATAAACATATATAACATATTGGATTCATTAAATTTTTATTACATGTTATTATTTCATTATTTTTCATATTTAAAACTATATTTACTGGACATATTGGTTCTTTTTTACAATATAAGCATTTTCTTATAAAATAATCTATATTTTTTGGTGCAAACATTTGATAAAATATATAATAATCATCATATTGTAAATATTTTGCTATAACATCAAATAAAATAGTAAATATATTTTCGACATATAATTTTCTTTGTTTATATATATTCATTTTTACTTGAATCTAATTATTTATATGAATTATATTTTATATTATTTTTTGTTAAATTTCTTTTTCAAATATATGTTTTAATATTTTTTTATTATTTATTAATAAATATTGTATTTCATCCCTATGTGTTAATATAAATGTTGTTGTATTATGTGATAATGTGAAGATTTTATAATAATTTATTTTTTTGGTTTCATTGAATAATGAATATTTATGTTCATAAATATCATAAAATAAAGAATCTAATTCTTCATTATATGCTAAATATATAGGATTCATAAAATCATTATTTTCCATATACTTTATTTACTATTTATTTTTTAAATTTATTTATATATCTAATTTATACTATATCTGATTTATTTACTTCAACATAAGACACTAAATGTTCATAGTTTTTAAGTTCATTTAATATATTTTCAGGTAATTTTTCATCTTCTTTAATAAAAAAAACATTTTTCTGTACATGACTAAAATAATCTATTGCTTCATGTAATATATATGTGTCAAATGTAAAATATAATAATTTATTTGGAAATGTTTTGTCATCAACAAATATGAAATTATTATCATTAATTGCTTCTATTTCTGCCACCATTTTTAGTTAATTAATAATTAATGAATATATATGATATATATTTGGTATATATTTGGTATATATTTTTTAATTATAAATAATTTCAATTTTTATTTAAATAAATAATCATAATTTTTATTTATGGACATAATTCCAAAGCCAGAATTAGAACCTCAAATTAGTTTATGTAAATGGAATTATGGATTATTAAATTATCATAAATATCATAATGTAAATGGAATAATTATTTCAAAAAGTTATAAAACTATCAATAATGTACATTATATTTTACAACATAGATTATTACAATTTAATAATGATTTCTTTGAAATTATAGATTTTTTCGATGAAAATTTAAATTATGCTGAAATTAATAGAATTAATATTGATGAATTTAATAATTTTGAAAACCTATATACAAATAATAATTTACATTCTTGTAAATTAAAAACATATATGTATAAATTGAAAATAAGTAATTTAGATTTGAATGACTTTTATTTTATTATTAAAATAAAATATATAAATAATATTCCAAAATGTACTATTAAATTTAAAATGTAAAATTATTATAAATAATATAAATAATGGACATACTTAATGAAGAAATGGAAAATCTAATTTCAATTAAAAATGATTATATAAATCAATCAAAACATATGATTCAATTATTAGAAAAACAAATTAAAAACATGCAAAATAAAATTTATGAAACTTGCATAAAAGATAATGGCGACCATAAATGGATTATGGAAGTTGAAAAAGGGGTATATGGTGAAACGTATTATTATTGTGAAAAATGTAAATATTTGAGTGATTAATTCAATTTAATAATATAAATTGTAAAAATATTTAATATATATTTATTATATATGATATTAAACGCTGTTTTTAGCAAAGTATTTTCTGAATTTTTATTATCATCTTATCCTGTTTATATTAAATTAATTAATCTTTCCTTTTTTAGAAAAATGTTAAATCGATTTTTTTCATTTATTTTAGTTAGTTCCTTTTTTATTGATTTAAATTATATAAAAAAATATTTATTTCATAATGATGGATTATTATTGAGTTTTTATACACTTATTCATGTTTATACTACTCATAAAGGTTATGAAATATTAAAAGGAGGAGTGGCAAATAGTATTTTATTTATTTATCCATTAATTATTTTATACTTTAACAATCATAAATACTATTTTATATATTTTCTGATTCTAATTGGACTTATTTTATTTAGTATTGATGATTTAAAAGAAAGAAAATTTACTAAAGAGGCAATCATAGAACATATTAAAGGTAGTGGATATATGATTTTATCTGCGCTGACTGAAGCTTTGATTTATTTTAGTATTTTCACATTAAAAACAGACAACAATTGGAATCAATTATTTATATCATATTTTTTTGGTCTTATATTATTATTAATCATATTTAGTTATAGAAAATATAATGAAAATAAAAATAAAAATAAAGAAAATATTGATGATGAAAATAAAGAAAATAATAATGAAAATAAAGAAAATAAAAAGAATATTGATGAAACGAATAAAAATGAAGAAATTCAAGTAAATAATGAAAAAGAAGATTTTACTCTTAAAGATTTAAATAAAAAAGAAAATGTAAATGTATTTGCTTTAGTTTTCAATATTGTAACAGCCATAATTGGCTATTATTTAAGATTTTATTCGATAAATAAAATAAAACCAAAATTATATGCTATTTTATCTTATTTAGGCATACTTTTTACTTATATGTTTTCATATATGGTTAATAAAGAAGAAATTAATATTTATAATATACTTGGAAGTTTAATTATTATAGTTTGTAATATTTATTTGTTAACTAATTAAACTTTAATAAGCTTCATTCCAATTAATAGTAGCATAAATTTGAGCACTACTTGAAAATGGTTCTGCTGTTAAAACAAATACATCGCTAACATTATCAATATTTGAAGTAATCTGAATTAAATTTGAAAAAATACCATCTAAATTTTGAAATACAACTGACCCTTTTCCTTGCACATAACCACTATCTACAATAATATTTGGATTTGTTATATTTGTTATATTTGCTCCTCCTAGTGCATATTCAGTAACACTATTAGGATCAACTGAATTCCATGTTGTTATACTAGGACTATTTGGAGCTAAATATAATCTTACTCTAAAAATAAAATCTGGATTTGATTTTCCAAATATGCTAATAATTGATGGTACAATATGTTGATGATAATATTGATTATTTGATGACGATGATGATGAAATTCCACGTAATGCCAAAATCGCTGTTTCTCCAGAAGCAGTTATTGCTGTTGTACCATTTGAAATACTAAATGGACGTCCAATGGGATTATAACCTCCTTCTGATATAACAGAACTACAAATTTGTGTTAATGATGCTGAACCACTTGTTACATTTAATTCATATCTGATTGGAAGATTTGGGCTTAACATATATGGGTCAGTTAATTCATTTAAATTTGATATTTGATGACAATAATAAATTTGTCCGAAAATATAAAATCCAAATCGTATTCGTCCAACACTTAACCATTCAAAATCAATCACAAATAATTGATTTTTAGTAAAATCTAAATTATAACCACTTGTTCCTGTTCCATCTAAACTATCAATATTCCAATTTTGTTGTGAAATTTCTGTATTTGTTGTGTTATTTCTTAATACAACATATAAACCAGTTTGTGTTTTTTTAAAAAATAATCCATTATTATTATCATAATATCCTAATTGTGCATAATAATTTGATGATATTGCTGATGCACCAATAATTCCTGAACCTAAAAATAATAAAGATTTACCAGGCTGATAAATACAATATTTTCTTGATTGATTTATGTATGATCCAATTCCTGTACTACTTAAAACAGATTTAGATGAACCATAAGATGCTGTTCCTGCACCAGAAGATGTTGATGTTATTAACATGTTATTATTTAAAAATTCTGGATTTGCTGTTGTTTCACTTGGAAACTTAATATCTAATAATGTATATGGATTGGTGACTCTTAATTTTCCAAATGCATCATAAAAACTATTACTTGGAGATTCATATGGAGTTTGATTATTAGTTTTATTTGTTTCTGTATTTAATCTTGAGTTAATGGTAAAAGTTGCATTTGGTGTAGTATACTTAATTCTATAATAAGTATTTAAGATGTTATAATTTTTTTGAAATGTTGTATTTGTAAAATAAGTATCTTTAAAATAAGTTGTCCATGATGAATTATCATCAGAAAATTGAATTTCTAAACCTCCCGCATTGGAATTTTGTGTTGATGTTATATAAATAGAAATTTGATTATATCCTGTTGTATTTGTACCAATTCCTGTATAATCAGTTGATATTACCGAAGTTGAATTATTGTTATCATTTTTACTTAATACATTTGGTATAAATGTCATCTATATAATAATAGTATAAAATTATATTTAAATAGTATATTATTTAATATTGATTTTATTTTATTTTTATGAAATTATCCAAATTCCATTTGCATTCGATATTAATGTTAATGATGAATAATTAATATTTAATGTTATAGAATTGTTATTAGCAATAGTGTCTGAACCTGATGTTTGAATAATGAATTCATTATTTGTTAAATTTCCTCCAACATCAGAAAAAATATGCATTCTTTTATTATTTGTTAAACTACTTATTAAAGGTAAAGTTATTGTTATAATATTTGATGATGTATCAACTTGATATATATCAAATTCACTAATATCAGAATATAAAGTATATGATGAATTTGTTAATATAGAAGATATTGTATATTCAGTAAATATACTTGGTCCTGTAGGTCCTGTAGGTCCAGTGTCTCCTGTAGGTCCAGTGTCTCCTGTAGGTCCAGTGTCTCCTGTAGGTCCAGTGTCTCCTGTAGGTCCAGTGTCTCCTGTAGGTCCAGTGTCTCCTGTAGGTCCAGTATCTCCTGTAGATCCTTTATCACCTTTATTACCCGAAGTTATAAAACTAGTTAAAATATTTTCAGTATCAGAAAAAGGATTTGAAGACGAAGAAGATTGAATAGTAACATCTATTGTCCACCAATCAGTATTATATGTTAAATCTGTTATTTGAAATAATAAAAATATAGAAGTATCATAATTTTTTGTTAATCTTACATAACCTTTAATAACAGATGAAACACTATCTATTGATTGCATAAATTCATTTATATCAGCACTAGTTTTATCCAATGAATTAATATATAATCTTGTTGATATATTTTGTGTAGAATTATTTAATTTAAAATTTCCTAAAGTTGGGTTAGTTTCATCTGTATCCGTACTAAATAAATAATCAAATGTTGCACCACCAAAATTACCGTTATCTCCAGTGTCTCCTGTTGGTCCAGTATCTCCTGTAGGTCCAGTTTCGCCAGTAGGACCAGTTTCACCAGTAGGTCCAGTTTCTCCTGTAGGTCCAGTTTCGCCAGTAGGACCAGTTTCACCAGTAGGTCCAGTTTCTCCTGTAGGTCCAGTTTCGCCAGTAGGACCAGTTTCTCCTGTAGGTCCAGTGTCTCCTGTAGGACCAGTTTCACCAGTAGGTCCAGTTTCACCAGTAGGTCCAGTTTCTCCTGTAGGTCCAGTGTCTCCTGTAGGACCAGTTTCACCAGTAGGTCCAGTTTCTCCTGTAGGACCAGTTTCGCCAGTAGGTCCAGTTTCACCTGTAGGTCCAGTTTCTCCTGTAGGTCCAGTATCTCCTGTAGGTCCAGTAGGTCCTGTAGGTCCAGTAGGTCCTGTAATTCCGCTTTCTATTAAAGAATAAACTGGTCCATATGGATCTCCAGTATTTGGGTTAATTTCTTGAGCATTTAAATTATAATCAGGTGTTAATTGTGTTCCTGATGGAAATATTTTCCAACCACCAATAGCACTAGGTGTTAATTGTGAAGGACCTATATTTATAAAAGGGGAAGCAAATCCTTTTTCTGTGTAAGCTATTCCATTTAAATCAGAACCTAATGTTGCGTTTTCACCACCAGGAACAGAACTTGAAATATCAATTGTACCTGGACCAATAAATAAATCTTTAAACCTAAAAGAAGAGTTTCCTAATGAAATAACATTATTCCTTGTAGGAATAATATTTTTACTTATTAAAATTTTATTAGTTTCAACTTTTAAAGAATCGTTATAATAATATTTTTTATTATTTTTTAAAATTATACTTCCTGTTCCTTGTGTATTAATATTACATGGAGGACCTGGTGGTCCTGGCGGTCCAGGAGGTCCAGGAGGTCCTGGTTTTTTATCATTTTTTTTACAGATAGTAACACAATTTGTTGTATTATTATAACCTATTTTACAACTCATTTACTATTATTTAATAATATAAATTAATTTAATAATTATTAAAAAAAAATTATTAATTATAATTAATGAAAATATGTTTAAATATGATAGTTAAAAATGAGTCACATATTATTAAAGAAACTTTAATAAATATAACAAATTATTTAAATATTCAATATTATGTAATTTGTGATACAGGTTCTACTGATAATACAAAAGAAATTATACAATTATTTTTTAATGAAAAAAAAATAGATGGTGAAATATTTGACATTCCATGGGAAAATTTTGGTAAAAATAGAACAATTGCTTTAGAAAAGGCTTATAAAAAAACCGATTATTTATTCATTTTTGATGCTGATGATAAAATACATGGAGAATTAAAAATTCCTGAATATTTAGATGCAGATAAATATGAATTTAAATTTGGGAATAATTTTTATTATAAAAGAGCATTATTAATTAATAATCATATAAAATGGGAATTTAAAGGTGTTTTACATGAATATTTAAATAATTTAGAAAAAATTAATAAAACAGAATTATTATATGGGGATTATTATATAGAATCAGGAAGAAAAGGTTTTCGAAACAAATCAATAAATAAATATTATGAAGATGCATTATTATTAGAAAATGCGTATATTATTGAGGAAGATATATCTTTAAAAAATAGATATGCTTTTTATATAGCTCAAAGTTATAAAGATTGTAATAAAATAAATGAATCAATAAAATGGTATGAAAAAGTATTAACATTAAATAACTGGGAACAAGAAAAATATTATTCTTGTATAATGCTCGGTAACTTATATAAAAATAAAGATAAAAATAAATCTATATATTATTATTTAAAATCTATTATATATGATAAAACTAGAATTGAAGGAATTGTTTATGCTTGTATAGAATATTATAATCAAAAAAATTATTTATTAGTACATTTATTAACAAATAAATTCAATAAAATTAATAGAATAAATTTACAAAATAAAAATACTAAATTATTTATACATTTAGATTTATACAATGACCAATTAGATTATTATAATTCTATAAGTTCTTATTATATTAATGAAAAAGAAAATGGTTATTTATCTTTAAAAAAAATATTAAAAAATAAAATTATAAATAATAATCAATTATTTTATAGTTTAAGAAATATAATTTTTTATAAAGAACAAATAATAAATGATTTATATTTTTTAGATTTTTATACAGATTTTATTAATTGTATAAATTATTTAAATAATAATAATGATATAATAATTCAAGAAAATTTATTATTTTTAAATGAAATACGAAATAATAATTTTTATAAATAATAATAAATTAATTAAATTATTATTATTTATTTTTATTTTTATTAGAATCTGTATTTAATTCATTAATTTTTATTATTAATGATATATACCCATCTTTTACAATATCTTTTTGATTATAAAATAAATATTCATCATTTATTTTATGTAATCTTCCATATCCTTCAATATGCCATTTATAATCTGTTTTTAATTGTTCTAATTGAATATTATTATCTAATACATAATCTTCTATATTAATCTTTAAATTTGTTCTTGATTTATTACATCTTTTACAACATTTTGTATGCCTATTTATTCCATGCCATGATATGGAACCAGCATTATATTGTACTTTATTTTCTGGTGTTAATTCAATATTAATTGGATATAAATAAACTTCTATATGCATAGATTCTTTTGGAATTGGAATTCCATGAAGTTCTACATTAATAGTTGATGGATTATAAGGTCTAATATCAATTTTATTATATGTATATGGATATTTATTAAATTCAAGCATATTTTTGACTTTAATATAACTTGCTTTATTATTTTCCCATCCATATTCATAATTTTTATAATTTGTTGAATAAACATCATTAGGAAAAAATGGAGAAATAACATCATTTAATGTTTCTTCAGGTATTTGTGGAGTTAATAATTTATTTGAAAATCCACTTGTTTGATTATACATCCAATTATAAAAAAATCTATCAACATTACAATGATGCATCCAAAATAATGGGTCATAAGCTGAAATAGGAACATCACTCATATTTCCACCTGGACCTCCTATATAATCATGAACATTATTATGTGGAATTTCTAATGGATTAAAGTCAATTAATGATTTCAATATATTATTAAATAAAGTATTAGAACTAAAAGTAGGATATCTTTCTGCATACATAACATTATTAAATTCTTTATTATTCATATTTAGTTTTTTTGATTCTGATGAATCAGTTGGAGTTAAAAATCCATTTCTTTGAACTATTTTTTTTTCACCATTTGTATCAAAATAATAAACATTTTGCGCTGCTAATGGATTTGTCATAGTTATTTCTTCATTATCAACTAAAATAGTAATATTTGTTTCATTCATAAAAGAATAATCTGAACCATCATTTTGTAAAAATAAATAGGGTAAAGCTATATAACTTTTATCTTTTGAACTATTATATTTATTTATTAATAATTCATATTGATAAATATAAACTGTATGAAAAACAGCAAATTTGGTTTCACTGTGAGCACAATAAAATGGTTCATCTGGTGTATTTCCTATTTTTTCAACAATAGCTGGATCTGTTGGACATTTGACTCCTTTATCATTAGGGTCAAACGTATTTCCATGGATTCCACAAATTCTTGACCAATCATCGGATAATTGAAGATTTCTTAAAGCTTGAATATAACGACCAAATTCAGAAGGAAATTTATTTTTCAATACAATAATATTCCTTCTTAAATATTTTTTTTCAATCAGTTTCATTTATATATTAGAGAAATATAATAATATTATGAGTTGTTGAAAAATATTATTTTTGTTTTTTAAATGTAAAATAAAAAAGTGAAATAAATAAATTAAAATTTAATAATAAAAAATAAATATCTATTATAAATTTATAATGGCTACTAAAGAAATTAAAAAAAAAAATAGTATTGAAGAAATACCAGAAAATCAAGTATCAAATAGAATATTGTATATAAGAGGTACAAATAAAAGTGAAAATCTTTTTCCATTAAATATGGAAATACTAGTAGTAAATGATAAAAAAGGATTTAAAAAACAAGGTAAATATTTAGGGCAAAAAATGACCGAAGACTATGATGGTGTAGATTATAAATTTTCTTTTGGTGGAAAAATTACTGTATTTAAATATAAATTTACTGACAAAAAAGATGAATTAGCTGAAGATTATAAATTTTATATTGATACTAAGTCTTATATAAATAAAAAACAAAAAGACTTTTATTGCAGTTTATTAGAAGGAAAAAAAATAAGTGTTATGGGATTTAAAGGTAAAATAACAAAAGATGATGTTGAAAAAGAATGTGTAAATTTTTATAAAAATAAAAAAATAAAATTTACTAGTGAAAATAAAAAAATAATTGAAAGTGAAAAGAAACAAAGAGACAAACAATTAGATTCTATGAAAAAAACTTTTAATAAAGAAATTAAAAAAATAAAAAAAGAATCTACTAAAAAACCAGTTAAAAAGTCTATTTCTACTAAAAAACCAGTTAAAAAAACAACTAAAAAATAAATATTTTTTTATATCATATATTAAATTTTTATCATTTAATATTATATGCCATTGTGTAAAAATGACCCTAAAAAATTATATAAAGGAAATGAACCTAGTCCTAAGGGATTAGGTTATTGCGCGCATGCTGAAAAATTAGGAGTTTCTAAAAAAGGTAAAGATGGAAATACCTGGAAAATTGAAGCTACTTCTAAAGGAGTTAAAAGATGGGTGAAACAAACAGTAGAAAAAAAATCTGTTAAACATGATAGAAAAAAAATAGAAAAACATAAAACATATTTTATTTATACAGGATATAATGGAGATATGGGTTTTACACCAATAAATTTTATTGTACAAATAAATAAAAAACAATGTATTATTTATAAAATTCCAAATAATTTTTATAAAAATATTTCAAGTAATGATGTTGAATCATCTTCATTTAATAAAATTTTAAATAAAAAACATAAAGATTTTATTAGTGAACAAAAAAAACCTGATTTTAAATTTAATTTTGATAAAGTATTTATAACAAAAGGTGTCGAACAAGTTTTAAATAATTATACTGATAGTATTACTTATAATACAAAATTAAATGGTAATAATTTATTATTTAAAGTAAATAATGATTATATTTTTGTAGGTAATGAAGTATATAAATTTACAAGTGAAAATGATGAAATATTAGATTTTTATTCATCTGTTGAATTATATGATTATAATTACTTTCCTATAGCATATAGTAAAGAATATGCTTATTTTTTATTATATAAGAAAAAAGTACCAATGGATAAAATACATCATTTAAGTTTAAAAGATAAAATTAATCCTATATATTATTATACATTAAGTAGTTATATAAAAAATAAATCAAAAGAAGTACAAAATCAAGAAAAAAAACAAAAAGGTAAATTAAGTGGTCCTCCATTAATGAAATTTTCAAAACCTATGAAAACTGTAAAATTAAAATAATTTTTATTCTAAAAATATCAGTTAAAACAACAACAAAAAAATAAATATTTTTTTATATTATATATTAAATTTTTATCATTTAATATTATATGCCATTATGTAAAAATGATCCAAAAAAATCATATAAAGGCAATGAACCTAGTCCTAAAGGTTTAGGTTATTGTGCTCATGCTGAAAAATTAGGAGTTTCTAAAAAAGGTAAAGATGGAAATACCTGGAAAATTGAAGCTACTTCTAAAGGAGTTAAAAGATGGAAAAAACAAATAACTAAAAATAATAATAACTCTAAAATTGATTGTTCAAAATTTGTTACTTATGAAAAGAAGGAAAAAAGTATATTTGGTTATACATCAACAAGTATATTAAATGGAATAGAAAAAAGAAAAGGTTATATTTATAAGTACATTGATTTTAATTTATTTGAAAAAAAAGAAACTAAAATTCCTGATGGATTTAAAAAAAAAATAATAAATAAAAAAAAAATATCAGTTTATTGTGATTTAAACAGAGAATTATTATTAAAAAATAATGAATTATATAAAAAAATAAAAGAAAAGTTTAAAGGTTATAAATCATATTTTATTCATTTTAATGGAGGAAGACCATTTTTAGTTTATATAAAAAATAATGATGTACATATTTATAAAATATCAAATAATTATTATATAAGAAATAGTAATTGGTCAAAAATAAATGATAATAATAAATGTTTTTATAACGAATTTGTAAAATCATACAATTATAAAAAAATATTTATTGGTAAAAGTCCTAAATGCGATATGACTAATTTTAGTAAAGGTTATGGATCAAAGTTTGATGGAAATTCTATATTATTACAAATAGATTCTAATAAATATGTATTTATAGGAGTAGATATTTATGAATTTAAAATAGATGATACTATAAATGAATATTATTCTCCTGTCGGTAATAATGATGTTCCTTATCCTGTTGCTTTAGGAAGTAAAAATAATTATTTTATGCTTGATAAAACATATGTATCCAATGATAAATTTAAAGATTTAAATAAAAAAAATAAAATAGACTTATATTCTTATTATTATGGACATTCAGGTTATGAAAATTTAAGTAAATATGCTAAAAAAATGAAATCAGTTAAAATTATAAATGAAATATAAATTTAATTTATATCATATATTAAATTTTTATCATTTAATAATATATGAAATTGTGTAAAAATGATCCTAAAAAATCATATAAAGAAAATGAACCAAGTCTTAAAGGTTTAAGTTATAAATTTAATAATTTAAATGAAATTATAAATAAAATTAAATTATATATTAATAAATATTATCCAATAAAAATAAATTATTCATCAAACATTCCTTTTAAATTATCTCATTTTTATTTCATATTTTTTAATAAAGATTATTATATAATTAATTTAATAAATTTAGATGGTAATATTGTAAATGAAAAATCAAAAATTAAATATGTATTAACAAATTCAAAAAAAATTTTATGGAATAATTATATTAAATGTATAAGTAAATTAATAAATATTAATTTATGTAATACAGATTTATTATATTATATTTCAAGATTTAATTATATAAATGAATTACATATAAAATCATTTAAATTATTTGACAATAAAATTATTCAAGCAAATTATTTAAAAGAACAAAAATCATTAAATATGAATATGAATATGAAAAAGAAATACCCATTAAATCATTTTATTTTTGAAAACTTTTTAATAAGTGAAAATAAAAAAAATATAAAAAAAGAATTAGATAGATTAATATTAAATAGAGATAAATATAAAGAAATACATTTTCATATTGAAAATAATGGTGGAGGAGATTTAATTCCTGTTCATTTAATATTAAGAACATTAACAGGAAAAAAAGAAAAATGGATGAAAAATATTATTAAAATTAATAAAAATAAAAAAATAGAAGAATGGGATTGTTGGAATGAAGAAAATGAATATCATGTAGAATCAGTTAAAAATCTAGAATTAATAAAATTACCTGATTTTAAAGATAAATATAATGGTAAAATACATTTACATATTAATGAATCAAATGGTAGTTCATCATGGTTTTTAATTACTTACTTAATTTATTCATTTGGAGGAAAAATAAATAGATTTACTAAAAAATGTGAAAATAGAATTTATAAATATGGAACAATTAATAATAATTTAAGTAAATTAAAATTATATGGTACTTCTAATACTACATCAGGAGATGGAAATTCTATAAAAAAAAATATTAATAATATAAATATATATATTCCAACAGAACAATTTATTAAATCATCAGTTAAAAAAAAAGATTATAATAGATATTGGACTGATTGATTATAAACTTGTAAAAGTTTATATAATTAATATAGCTTTAAATTTAAAAAAAAATTAAATTTAATCTGCATTTATTTTCCAAAAATATCCATGAGTTATTTTATTTTCTTTTAATGCTTTATCTAAAGATACATAAGACATTTGAAATTTTTGAATAATATCTGTTTTACAATAAAAAGTATTTATAATTTCATTATTATCAGGATTTATTTGATTGATTATATAATTAGATACTGGTTTATTTTTTTCTGGAAGTTTATTATTTTTTAAATATTCAATTTTCATTTGCTCACTACAATCATCAAAAAAATTCCAATAATGACCTGAACTAATACTATTTTGTTTAATAGCTCTTGTAAATGAACGTGTTTTTAAATTTCTTGCTTCACACGCTTCTTTTTGATTTATATAGACTTCTAAAATTTTTGTTTGTTTAATATCAATCATAGCAATAAGTTTAGCTAATGGTGAATTATGCTTACAATTAACTGTATCTTGAATTTTTGTTGGTAATTCTTCATTTCTTTTATGATAATACCATCTATAATCTTTATAAATATAATTTCCACTGGAAGCTCTTTTTAATGCGCTATTTGATAAATAATTATATTTATTTAAGGCTTCTTTTGGACAATCGAATTCTTCTAAATAATTTTCTAAATCATTAGGGTCATATTTATAAACTTTAGGTGTTCTTATTCCATTGTTTTTTTTATTATAATTTAAAGTATAATTATTATTATATTCTTTTTCATATTTCTCTAATAATTCTAAATCATTATTTCCACATGTTTCATTCATTTGTTCTTGAATTAATTTTAAATTATTATTTTTTTCTTCTTTTATTTTAGTTAATTCTAATTGCATTTCATTTATTTTTTGAGTAAATTCTTGATATGATTTTTTCATTTTATTTTCTTTATCTAATATTTTTAATTGAGATTCTTGAATTTTTAATTGTAATTCTTGATTAATAATAGTAGAATCATTAAAATAATCTATTTTATTATTAATTATTTTTTTAATTTCACTTAAATATTCATTTTCTATTAAATATATTTCTTTTGATTCAATTTCATTTTTAGTTTTCATTGGTTTTCTAAAATTTTCAATATTTGGATGGTTATGTAAAAAACGTTCTAATTTTATATTATTAACACACTCATAAATATCAATAATATACATTATATGATTAAAATCATTATGTAAATGACTAAATCTTTCTTTGATATTTTGTGTATTTCCAATTTTAATTAATATTTTATTTTCTTTTTCATAATTTTCATCTTCTAATTGAATAATATAAACTACATTTTTATATTTATATTTTTCAATAAACATATTATGTATTTCTTTTTTATGTTTATTTTTTAATAATTGTTTATCTACTTCATTTTCTTGTTTTAATCGATACATTCCTGTTAAACGAATTTCTTTAATGACATCAGCCATCCAACTTTGAAATGTTCTTGCTAATGGTTTTCTTGATTGTGCTATTAAACGATATAATCCTTTTTCTGTTAAAAAATTACTATTTCTAGTACCTTTATTATTCGTGTCGGTTGAAACGACACCCCTTTCATCTTCATTAAAATCTTTAATTGCATCTCTAATATTTCTAATATCCAATATTTTAGCAATTTGATTTGCTTGAAATAAAGGATCATCATGAGTTCCTTGTATATTTACAGGAAACTCATTAATATCAATTTTAAACGCTTTTAATATATCCATGTTTTATAAATTATATTATAATTTATCTTTTAAGTACTTTTAAAAAAACTATAATCATATTTTTTTAAAAAAATATTATAAAACTGTATATTTTGAACCAATTTCTTTATAATAATAATTATTATATAATAAATTATTTTTTATTGCTTTATTTAATGTTTTATCACTTATTTTTAATTTCTGGATACAATCGTATTTACAAATAAATTTTTGTATTAATTCATTATTTATTGAAAATTGTCCAATACCATCTTTATATAAAAATGGTTTTTCATTTTTTTCTTCAAATTTTATTTTTAAATCATCTGAACATAAATCATATAATATATAATAAAAACCTTTAGTAAATGTCATATTTTTTACATGATTATCTAATGCAGATGATGAAATATAATTATTTTCTTGTGCAGCGACTTTTCTATTTATATAAACATTTAATATTTCTGTTTTTTCTTTATTTAATTTAGCAACATATCCAATATTTTGCTTTTTTGTTATTTTTGTTGGTTCATTATTATAAATTATATTTGGATCTAAATTTCTATCAACATAACACCATCTAAATCCATTATAAATAGTATTATTTTTAATAGCTTTATCAATACTTGGTCTTTTTAATTTATAATTTGTTTCATGTAAGCATTCTGAAACTGTTTCATAAATTTTTACAATAGTCATTGTTTCAGGATTAATTTTTTGTAATCTTGGACCAATAGTAGGCATTTGAATATTAAAATTAGTTGTAGTTTTGGTTGTAGTTTTGGTTTCTAAAGAATTTAATTTATTTTTTATTTCTATATTTGTATTTTCAATATTATTGATTTTTTGAGTTAATTGTTTAATATTATTATTTAAATCATTTAATAATAAATTATTATTACTATTATCATTCATCTCCAATAAAATTTTTAATTTTTCAATTTCAAGTTCTAATTTTTCTGTATCACTATTATTAAAATATTTTAAGTTATTATTAATAATTTCAATTAATATATCATATGATAAATTTTTTCCAATATAAAATAATTCTAATTCTTTTTCATGATTTAATAAATTATTAACTCTATTATTTCTAATTAATTCATGTTCTTTTATAAATGTTTCAAAATTTTTACTTTGTTTTACTACAAAACAATCTAATAACAAACATTCTTCATATTTAGTTTTATGTTCCTTATACCTATCAAGAATACCTTTTCTACTTTCACCTATTTTTATAATATAATGACCATTTTCATATGTTTTTACTTTAATTATGTAAAAAATTGATCCAATAGTAGCATATTCATTTAATAATATTTTTTCTCTTTCTAATTTTTTTTGATTTTTTAATTGAATTTGTTGTTCCTTAATTTTTTGTTCAGATTCTAATAATTTATTATTTTGATTTTCTAATTGTAGTCTTAATTCATTGCTTTCTTCTTCTATTATTTCATGTAAAATTTGTTCTAATTTAATAAAATAATCATGAATTTCATCTGCTTTTTTAGTTCCTGCTTTTAAACAAAATTTCTTAAAGGTTTCAATATTTAACATAATAATTTCTTTATTATGACCACCTCTTGTACTTTTTTTTGCTCCCGAAGGTTCGGGAGCAATAATTTTATAATCATTATTAATTGTAAATTTTTTTTCTAATAAATATTTTGCATGGTACTTTTGTTGAAACCCTAACCACTTCCATATATTGTCAAGATCAATAATAAAATCATTTTTATTATCATGTTTTAAATAGCAATAAAAACTTGCTAAAAACATTTGTTGTTCATAATTATTAAAATTTTTTTTTATTTTTTCAATTAATTTTGATTGATAATCTCCATTTAATTTAGTGATTGGATTTTTTTCAATTAGGTTTATTATATCTATACTCATTTTTATTATATATTTATAATAAATTATCTTTATATTGCTTTTTGCTTTAAAAATTAAAAAATATAAATATAATATTTAAAATAAATATAATAAATATAGTACATTTTTTTTCAATGTTAAATTAGCAAAACTTTATCTAATTTTATTATTATTATCATTTTTTATTACAATTTTACTTTTTATTTTTAAAAGTAAATAATTATCAATAACAATATATATTTCAATATTATTATTGATAATTATATGATACTTTTTATATTTTTATATAAAAATATATTTTATATAAAATAGGGTTTATGCCACCATGTTAAATTTTCAGTAAGTTTTTAAACATCAAAGAATAATTTATATATTAATCATTATATGTAAATTCTTCTGCTTCAAAATCATATTTTTCTTTTATTTTTTCTCTAAAAATTTGATAATTTGTATTTTTATTTTCTGTTTTTAAAAATGAATACCTTAAATTTTGACGTTCATCATTAGTTCGTCTATCAAAAACAAAAATATAATTTTTATCATTTCTTTTACATTCTTGAAGTTGGATATAATTAGGATTTTTTTTTTCTTGTATATATTCTTTATTATCTAAATCAATTAATATTTTTTTCGCTTCTTTTAATTTTTCTAAAATAGATACTTTCATTGATTTTGTTGTAGAAATGAAAATTTTTTCTAAGTTTGGATGTTTTTCTATTCTAAAAAAATCTCTATATGTTTCATTAGTAGTACCTTTATATAAAATTTCTTTACAATAATAAACAAATTTAGGTAATTCTACATTTGAAATTATATGGGGTAGTTCTTGAGCATTACTTTTTCTTGTCATTTTTTCTCTATTAATATTTTGAATACTTTGATCTACGATTCTTAAATTTTCAAGACGATTATCTAATTTATTTCTATTTATATGATCAATAGAATTTTGTCCTTTTCCATTACCATGATAATTTAGTAAATATTGATGTAAATATATATTTTTACCATTTATTGTTCCTGTTACATATCCATTATTACTAAGAAACCATGAAGTATTATATTTTTTTACTGCATTAATTGTATCATATGAAATAATTGTATAATTAGTATTTGATAATTCTAATATACAATATTTTTCTTTATCTTCATTCATAACTAATACATATGGATTAATATTATCATTTCCTGATTTACATCCTTTTGTTGCTTCATGACCATTAAAATAACTTAATATTTCCCATTTTAACTTATTTTTTTCAATAAATTCTTTAAATTTTTCCATGTTTTTTTGTTTTATTTTTAATAGTTTAGTTAAAATCATTTTTTATTATTTTATTAAAAAAATAAAATAATGTATAGTAATAATTTATTTTTATTTATTTATTTATAAAATTATATTAATAATATAATAATAAAACAAATAAGTTGCTTAATTTGAATAAGCCAAACCTCCCATGCCAGACATGATTCTTAATACGTTATAATTGGTTGCGTATACTCTGATTTTAGATCCTAAAGCGGCTTTAGGGGTAAGTTGTAATTGAAGAGTAGCGTTATCAATTCTTGACATATTGCACGTCCCGCTTGGCTGATGTTCCTCAGGCTTCAAGGCAAATGAATAAACATTGATACCAGTAACAGGGATGTTGGTGTGGTGTTGGTATGGTTGGACCAAGTTGAAGTAAGAACCAAGTCTTTCTTGGAATCTATCATGACCGTTAAGTTGTAATTTGGCTCTGACAACAGGGTTTCTTCCGGCGTTGATAGGACCGAAACCAGCATGATCGGAGTAGTCACCAGCAGTGGTAATGGCACCGAAATCAGTTGGGGCTAAGTTATTAGCATTAGGTCCAGGTCCAGCTGGTAAATTAACAGGTCTAATTTGAGAAGTAGAAACTCCGTTAGTGGCAATACCAGTAGCACCAGTGTTAAGACCAGCTTGTTGTAAGTATTGAAGATATTCAGCATCAAGAGTATTGGTTCCAACGAACGGGAAGACATTTGTGGTGTCTTCAACATTGGAGAATACAAGTTGAGAAGCATCAGGTAATCCTTGGCTGTTAAGAGCATAGTATCCAGAGTCGGCATCGAAATCATCGGTATAGTTGTTCCATTGGTTGTAACCAAGTTTGACAACATCATCTCTTTGGCATACCCAGATAAGTTCTTTGACAGGGTGATTTAAGTTCAATTTTACCTTTACGTTGGTATTAACTGTAGATTCATCGCCGGTAAATTGTAATTGTTCAATTAAATATTCGTGGGAAGTTTGGGCAAATCTTCTTCTTTCATCGGTATCTAAATAGATATAGTCAATGAATAAGGAAGCATATTCCAAGGAAGGAACACAGAAAGCATCTAAGCTTCCAGAAACGGAAACACCACAACTGTTTAAGGAACCACCAGTGGAGACGTAACATTCAGCTTTAGGTCTGAATTCAAGTTCAATTTTAACTTCGTGGTATTGTAAAGCAATAAGAGGAAGGGAAAGACCTGGGTTTCTGCAAAACCAAAATTGGAATGGAACATATAAAGTGGTTGCTTCAGTTCTTTGTAATCCGGTACCAGTAAGGGCAACGGTATTACCAACCATATTATCGTATCCAGATTTTAATCCAGCAGGAATGGTAAGTTCATTCCAGATAGTAAGCCAATCACCGTATTGTTTATCAATTCTTTGACCACCAATTTGTACTTCGACAGATTTGATAAGGAAGTGACCAATGAAATTGACCCATCTGAAAAATGCGGAAGAAACAGTAGCTTCAACTCTTGGAAGAGTAACTTGTAAGTAGATTCTGTGGATTAAATCACCGTTTCTGGAAACAGTGCAGGTAACTTTTTTACCGAAATCGGCAGTACCATTGAAAGTTTGTTCAATTGCTTCCATAGAGAAGTTAGTATGTCTTCTGTAGACAACTTTGAAGAAAGTGATTTGAGGATTTCCAGTAAGATAGACATCTTGAGCTCCGTAAGCTACGAGTTGCATAAGACCGCCGGTCATTTTATAATCTATACTTAGAAAAAAATTTTGAGATTTTACGAAAAAATTCTTTAATTAATTTAATTAAATTTAAATTTTTTAACCTATTTTTTAAACATGTTATTTATTTTTTTCGATATTTTTATCTACATTTAACAATAAAAATAAAATTATTAAAGATGTGAAATAAATATTTAATTAATGAATTAAATTATTTCTTAAGATTTTCTATATTTAAATTATTTTTTATAAATTCTTCTATATCTATTTCCTTTTTTATTAATTCTTCTTTATTTTTTGAAAATTCATATTTATTATTATTTAACTTTTTTATTGACCAACCATCATTCAAAGCGTTGCATAAGAAAACCATCTTTTGTATAGCATTGTAGCTAATAGCTGAGTGATTATTTACAGAATTTCTATTAGATTCATCCATTTTAAAAAAAAAGTATAAAAAATTATTTTTAGTTATACTTATTTTTATTAATTTTTATTTATTTTTAAATTTTTATTAATTTTTATTTATTTTTATTTATTTTTACTTAAATACTTAAAGTTTATACTTTTTTTATAAAGTATAATTAATGGTTTCATCGAAATTAAAAAATGATTCCAAAAAAAATAATTTAAATTTCGATAATATTACTATAGATGCTAAACATAATGAAGTTATTGATAAATTTAATAGTGATAAAAATTTAATTCCTAAGTTAAAAGAAGAATTAAATGAATTAATAGAAGAATATAAATCTTCTAAAGATAATTCTTTAAAAAATAATTCAGAATATATAATTGAAAGAAATTTAAAAAAGGATAAAATTTATAAATTAAAAAATAAAATAAATAAAATCATTAGTAATCAAGATATTAATGATTATTATTTAAATGTTGGTAATTTATTACATGAATATTATAAAAATGTTGATAATACAACAAATAATAAAAAAAACAATGATATTGAAGATTTTGAAGAAAATTTATTAAATTACAGTAAAGATACTAAAGAATCTAATAAAAAAGTAAAAAAACAACAGATTTCTGTTATTGATTTTTTTAATAATAGAATTAAAGATAATTCTGATACTAAAGATAATTCTAATACTACTAAAAATAACTCTGATAAAAGTAATAAAAATGTAAATAACTATGAAAACAATAATATTGATGAAAATATAGATGAAAATATAGATGAAAATAATTATACATCTATGAAAATAAGTGATTTTATTCAAGAAGAATCTAAATTTAAAAAGAAAAATTTCTTAGATGATTATCTTAAAAAAACAGACCCTAATTATATTACAACATTAAAAGTAGATAATTCCATATTTAAATGTGAATTATGTGAAAATGAAATGACTTTATATCCAAGTGACGGTCTTCAAATTTGTACAGATTGTGGTTATCAAGAATATGTAGTAATAGAAAGTGATAAGCCTTCTTTTAAAGATCCTCCTTTAGAAGTTTGTTACTTTAGTTATAAAAGGATTAATCATTTTAATGAATGGTTAGCTCAATTTCAAGCAAAAGAATCAACTGAAATCCCTGATGAAGTTTATGAGAAAATAATTGCTGAAATAAAAAAAGAAAGAATTACAAATTTAGAAAAATTAGATACGAAGAAAATTAGAACTTATTTAAAGAAAAATAAATTAAATAAATTTTATGACCATGCTGCTCACATATTATATCAAATAAATGGTATTTCACCTCCACATATGAGTAAAGAATTAGAAGAAAAATTGCGACTAATGTTTAAAGAAATTCAAGGTCCTTTTATGGAAGTTTGTCCTAAATGGAGAAAAAATTTCTTAAATTATTCTTATGTTTTACATAAATTTGTTGAATTATTATCATTAGATGAATATAAAGTATATTTTCCTTTATTAAAAGATAGAGAAAAATTACATCAAACAGATATGATATGGAAAAAAATATGTGAGAAAATAGGTTGGCATTTTATAAAATCAATATAATTTTCTTAATTTATTTATCTTTTATGTTTTGATTTTTTATATTAAAAATTTTTAAATAAATTATATTTAAAAATTAAAATTTAATAATAAATTATTAATAGGCTGATTGAAATTATGAATTTTATTCAATATTTATTATATATTTTTATTTATATTAATTTAGGATTTAGAATTTGTTTTGGATTTGAATTTAGTTATTCAAAATTCAATGTTTTATTATATGAAAAAGAAATAAATAATTGTTTGAATAATTTATTTAGTAATGAAAGTATTCAAAAAAATAAATTAAATAAAATTAAATTAAATAAAATTAAAATAGTAAATAATAAAAATGAAAATAACTTATTTTTAGATATTTTGAAAATATATATTCAAAATGAAAATATAAATTACATAAATACAGATTATTATCATTTTTTTAAAAATGATTTTTATATAAATGAAAATGAAGATTATATATTTGTTAATGATTTTATGATTGATTATGGAAGAACATTAAGTAAATATGAAAAAGATAAAATATTAAAAATAAATGAAAATTGTAATAATAATTGTAATAATAATTGTAATAATAATTGTAATAATAATTGTAATAATAATTGTAATAATAATTGTAATAATAATTGTAATAATAATTGTAATAATAATTGTAATAATAATTGTAATAAAAAAATAATATTACATATTCAAGATTATGAAAACTTAATATTGAAAGATGATGAATTTATAAAGTATTTTGAATTTATAGAATTTCCTAAAATAGATAATAGAATTATTAATAATTATATTATACATATGATTGAATATTATAATTATAATAGTGATTTATTATTAATAGATTGGAAAAAATATAATATAAATAAATTAAGTATAAAAAATATAGAAAATTTATTATTTAAGATGCATAATTTAATAATAATAAATAATAAAAATAAAAAATATTCAAATATAAATTTATGTAAAAATATTTTAAATAAAGAATTTGAAAAAATTAATAAAAAATATTATGATAAATAATTAAATATTAGTAGGATAATAGCTCATATATGGGTAAGGGTAACTACTATAAAATTTATAGGGATATCTGTAAGGATTTCTATAAATTGGATATTTATAAAAGCTTAATGGGTCAGATCCAGTTGTTAAATAATCAAATGGTGAATAAGAATAAGTTTGAAAAGTTTCTATATCATTATACATATTAAGATAACAAAAGGAGCAAATAATTAATAATAATAAAATTGTAAATAATATGTAATTATCCATATTTAATAATAATATATTTTTTTTAATATATATTTATAAAAAAATTTATAAAAAAATTTATATTATAAATATTTATATGGTCTATGAACTAATTTTAATAATAACATCTTTATGTATTTTATTATTAATTTACATGTTATATATAACAAATAAAAAGAGTAATCAAGAAGTATTAACATGTTTTAAAAGTCGTTGGGGTTGTTGTAATGATAATTACACACCAAAATTAGATAGTTTTGGTTCTAATTGCAGAGGTTTTTAATCTACATAATAAACAAGTTTTAACAAAATAACGGATATTACAATTGTAGTTGATGCTATTGAACCTTGAATAATTAATTTATTTCTTGTTAAACTTTCATCTTGGTCAGGATCTTTTCCAAAATATGAAAATAAACCAGGTATTACATATTTATTGGATGCCAAATTATTTGATTTATTTTCATTTTTATAATTTTTAGAAAATAAGTTTTCATATCCATTGATATTCATTAATGATTTTACAATATCAACTCCAATTAAATTCCAGGAAGGACTATAACTTCCAAAATCATCTAATTGATCTCTTAAATCATTACTAAAACCATCTCCAGAGAACATTCCTTCTAAACCATATTCTTGTGCATAAGAATATTGTCCATATAATATTGCCATTCCAATATATCTTACAAATCTAAACATTAATAATAAAATTGGATAAAAATAAAAATATTTTGTTGCTAATATGAAATTAATAACTAATAATATAGGAATAATTAATATTGCTGATGCGCCGAAGAATCCACTAAATAAATCTTTTAATGTTCCTTTTTCTTTAATTTTTTTAGAAAATATAATATAAATCACAAAAAACAAGAAAAATACTGCTGCTGTTTTCATAAAAACTTCTTGTAAATTCTTTAATTGTGTTTGATTTGAACTAATATTTCCTGCTTCATCTCTTCCATCATCATTAATATATAATTTCAAAGGTATATCTGATTTTCCGGTATTATTTATATTAGCAGTTGCAAAAAAAGGAACAAAATAATACAAGACATATAAAAATATGGATATTACTAAAAATATTGCAAATACTATCAACATATAGGCTGTAGATGAAAGTGAATCTTTCTTAACAAAAAATAAAATTGCTGTTAATCCATATAATAAAAATATAAATATAACCAAAACACTATAATCTAAATTAACAAAACCAGAATTAATTTTATCTTTTGATATTCCTCCACTTATACTATTTGTTATATTCCATTTTTCAATTGCTTTAATATTTCCACATACTTTATCAACAAAGAAAATTGATAATAATAATACAGGTAATGCTATACCTAATCCTAAACCTAAAGAATAGGTTAAATTTTTATTAGAATTTTCTTCTACTAAATTCATCATATTAATTATAACATCAAAGGAAGAACAAATACCTTGTATCAAAAAATATATACTTAATCCAAAAATTAAATACATAACTATTTTGATATTTGAAAATCTGTCAAAAACTTCTTTTACTGTCATTCCTCCATTTAATATATCAAAATCAGAAGAATTATAAGATCTATTTCTTGCCATTGCTAATTGACATGCCATGTATTTAATTTGATTTACTATTTGTTCTTTAGATTTACCATCTGTTTCTGAACATGCTTGATTTACATCATCTGTTAACCCCGATTCTTCTGAAGTTACACTATTAACTCCACAAGATTCATTAATATTTCCTGTAATTGTATCATTATAATATTTATCACCACCTAATGTAGTATCCGAATTAATTTGACAATTACTTTGTAATAAAGATTTTAATGTGGAAGCAGAATTTGGAGTATTAATTTTATTTGTATCAAAATAACCCATAACTGGAGGAGCTGTTGGAGGAGGAGTTTCGTTTTTAAATAAACTTTCAACAGGATTATTATTAACCATATCTAATATATAAAAAGATTAATTTTTTTTTATTTATTATTTTTAACTAAATAAATTATTATTATAATAATTAAAACTAATAACCAATAAATTATACTTAAGGTTATATCATCATAACCAGTAAAATTATTTATTAATAAAAATAAATTAAATATAAATATTCCTTGAGCAATTATATTTACATAATTTGGTGTAAATGTTAATCCATAAAATACATTATTAAAGGATTGTAAAAATGCTGTTAATGGTATATAAAGTAATATTTTATAAATTAAATTCCAATCAAATTTTAATTGTTGATTGTTAGAATTATTTTTATCAAAATCATTACTAATAAAATATTCTGAATCCATTCCTAATCCCAAATATTTCATAAATATATTACTTTCACTAAAATATTTAAAATAATTTTCAAATTGTATTGATGGTATTAAGAAAAATGTAGCTAACAACCAAGGACTTGTAACAGGTCTAGCAAATAAAATGTATGTTGATATTAATCTTATTATAAAATTAAATACTTTATTCGATATTAATCTTACATTTCTATTAAAATATTTAAATGTATATAAGTTATAATTATAACCATATAATTTTCCTTCTTGTGCATGTTTCCTAAATGAATCTACGTAATTAGTACAAAGTTTTTTTAATAAATCTTTACTATCTTTTTGAACATTTTCATCATCTAATAAAACTTTAGTAGCTATTTCAATATTATCTCTAATATCATCTTTATTATTAAATTCATTTTTTTTCTTTTTAATATTTCCATCTATATAATTTGTTTTTATTTGTAAAGTTTGATTTATTTTATGATATAAATTAATAGCATCTTTTCTTTCACTTTCTTTTATATTTGCATCATTAATAAAATTCAATAAACTATATAAATAATCATTGTTATCAAAACTTAGAGGTATTTGTTTTTCTTTAAAAAATCTTTCTAATTGAACCAATATGTGATTTTTATCTGTTGAATTTGATTTTAAATGTTTTTTTAATTCTTCTTCACTAATATCTTCTAATTTTGTAAATACAGGTTTATATCTTTCTAATAATTCAGTATTAATTCTTTTTAAGCATTTTAAAAATAATCGATAATGTGTATCATCTAATTCTCTTTCATTATAAAATTCATGAATAAATGAATTAAAATTAAATTCAATAGGTAATACATAATTTGCTTGACAATTTAAATAATTATTTGAATCACTTTCAATTCCTAATATTGGAATAGCTTTTAATGTTTTTTGATTGATTTCATTATTTGTCAAATCATTTAAATAAGAACCCAAAAAATAATTATAAATCAATGTGATTAAAGGAGCAAATATATTTATGATAAAATCACTTTTTTTGTTTTCATTATTATTAAACTTGAATATTGTTAAATAACTATATAACATTTTTCCACTTGGAAGTTTTAATCCAAATCTTTTAATTGTTTCATCACATACTTGTTCAATATAAAAATCATAACTAATAAAATCTTCTTGACTTTCTGCATCAATTAATCCAACTTTATATTGATTATAAATATTTTTTTTAGATGGTACTGATAATTTTAATCGATAAATATAATTAATAATACAAAAACTTACAATACAACTTATGAAAAATAATGAAATATGATTTAATTTATTTAAAAACAAGAAAAATATTACATAAAATAATATACTTATGATTACAAATAATTTTGATGCTATTGGAAAAAAATTTCCATATAACTGATTAATAAATTGATATAAACCAATAAAACATATAATTCCTACGCAAAATCCTGAAAAACCTAAATTATACATTCTTGGAAAATTAATATAAAAGGGAAAGGCTAAGCCCAAAAAAAATATTCCTAATTGACTATAATTTCCTTTATTGACAAAAATATTTTCATAAAAATAACTTCTATTGATTTTATAAAAATAATTTTCTATTTTTTTTTCATTTAATACCTGTAATTCCGAATTTTTAGATGAATAATATAAATAAAAAATTAAATTTTCTGTAGTTATACTTGATATTCCATTTATTTTAATATTGTTTTGAATATTATTATATCTTTCTGAATCTTGTAACATCTATTAATTATTAAGAAATTAAATTAATTAATTTAATTTAGTATAAACATAAAAAAAAGTAAGAATAAAGTCAAAATATATTTTATATTTACATACCTATCATTTTAATACCAGCAAATTGAGAACCTATTCCAATACCTGTTCCTAATCTTGCAGCATCTGATATTCTTGGTGAATACATATCTAATATTGCAAAAGTAACAGCAGCAGTTATAGATATGGCAATTATTTGGTCAGCTTTTAAATTAGAAAAATAACAAGCAATACCGACGGCTAAACCTTCAAATAAATATTTTAAAAATCTAGTTAAAATTTCTGTAAAATCAATTGTTTCCATTATATTAATTAATTATATTTTTTTTTAAAAATAAAATAACTTAAAGTTATAATATAAATAAATTATTATAATGAGTTCCTTTTCACAATCACAAATAGAAGAAAATAATGAAGACTTTTTGGAAGCTGACCCTAAAATACCAGGTCAAAATTTTGTATGTTTATCATTTGTATCCCCTGATAAAGTTTTAAAACAAAAAGAAATGCAGTTTATGACAAAATTTCTTGAACATTTATTTAATTCTGATGACCAATATACGAATGATATGAAAGATAAAATGATGAATAAAGAAGTAAAAGTTGATTATGATACAGTTAAAAATTTTTATGATGATTGGTTATTTACTAGAAAAGATAAGTTGGAGTCTGAATTTTATGAAGAAAGTGAATTTAGAACAACAATTCGAGGATTAAAAATTAGAGGTACATATGATACTCATAAAGAAGCTAACATTAGAGCACAAGTATTAAGAAGAAAAGATCCTAACTTCAATGTATTTGTTGGACAAGTTGGTTCATGGTTGCCATGGGACCCAGAATGCGAACAAGTTCCAGAACAAGAATATCAAGAAGAAATGTTGAATGAATTAGTTAAAAAATATCAAGAAAATCTTGATAATCGTGATAACATGTATGATCAATTAAAAGAAGAACAAATTAAAAAGGCAAGAGAAGAACTTAGAGCAAAGAAAGCTAAACTAGCAGAAGAACAACAAGAAGAAATTAAAGAAAGTAGTGCTGAAGATAAAAAGAAGATTGAAGAATTAAGAGAAATTGTTGATGAATCTGATAAACAATATTATGATAATATGAAAAAGGCACAAGAAGCTAAAAATCAAGTAAATGATTCTGAAGTTACAATTTCTGATGTTCCTGAAGCGCAAATGAATGAAATGACAATTAGTGATGAACAAAATTTTCAATCTGAGACAATTAATGCTTTAGAAGGAGAAGATCCATGGTTAAAACAAAAAAAAACTGAAGAGTAATTTTATTTAAATAAATGAAATAAATGAAATAAATGAAATAAATGAAATAAATGAAATAAATGAAATAAATGAAATATATTAATAATTAATTAATAATATTCAATAAATGATATAAAAAATTAATCATTATAAACAACTGGTTTTCTTAAATCATCGTGAGGAATATTTTCATACATAGGATTTTCGTTAGATTTTAGTTGAATAGGATTACCGAAACCTGAATAAGAACTTTCAAGACTGTCAAAACCTACAATACCGTTCATTGTTCCTCCATTCATAGGAAATTCATTATTATATTCCCAAGTTGTTGGGTTTTCTGTAGAAGTTCTAACAGTATTTTCTACTTTATTAATTTCTGTTGCTATATTATTATATTTTTTATTTAATTGATCTAAAGAAGTAGATTGAAGTTGATTTTTATTTAAATTATCATAATTATTTTCTATTTTATAAAATTTAGATGTATCATTTACATCTGATTCAAAGTTAGGATTATTATTATCACTTAAATATCCATTTGCAGGAATAATATTTTTTTCAGAATTTAATAGTTTAGGTTTTTCTATAGAATCACTTAATTGGTTCATTTTTTTAATAAAATTACTATCATTATCTTTATTTTCTAATAAAAAATCTAATGATTTATCATTTTTTAAATCACTAAATTTTTCTTTAGATTTATTTTTATTGGATTTATTGTTAAAATTTTCTTTAACACCTATATTTATTTCATAATCTAAATTTATAATGATAATATGAATAATAAAAATTAGAATTAATGCATGAATAATGATTCTATAATTCATTTATATAGTATAAGAAGAAAAAATAAAAGAATTAACTCATTATTTTAATTATAATTTATTTTTATATAAAAATAAATAAATTAAATAGATTATGGAATTAAATATTCAAATTAAAAATAATTTAAATACAATAAATTTTAGTGAAATTAAATTATTTATGGAATTATATCATTTATTAAATCATATTTATTTTTATTATTCTAACATTAGCATATTTTGTAATGAAAAAAATATATTATTCAATCAACAATTATTTTTTAATTTAAATAATGTTTCCATAGTAAATATTAAATATAATAAAAATTGTTTTATATATAAAAATATTGATGACTTAATAAAAAATATTCATTTAAATAAAAATATTGATGACTTAATAAAAAATATTCATTTTAATAATGAATTAAATAGATTTCATATGTTAAGAAATACAATTGAAGAAAATTTTATTATATTCAGTTAAATAAAAAAATTAATAAATATGTATTTTGTTATAATACCAATAATAGTAAATTTATTCATTATTTTGGAAATATATATATTTTTAATCCTATTAATAATTTTTATGGTAAAGACCATTCAAACCACAATATATGGATTGACTTAAATGTAAAAAATTTATTTCAATATTTAGGTATAATGATTCATGCAGAAGAACTTCATATTTATGATATCGATATTTTACAATTTATATTATTTTATGATGATTTATTTAATCATATTCATAATAAATATTTATATATTGACAACAAAAATATAGATATTTATGTAAAAAAAGATGAACCTAAGTTAAAAAATTGGAAAACAATTATGATAACATGATTCAATTTCTTGATTTTTTATTTTATAAATCAAATTATTATATTCAGATTCTTTTAAACAAATTGTATAAGATATTATTTCATTATTATTATAATGTATAATTTTATACTTTTCAATATTATATTTAATAAGAATTTTAATCAAATCCGATTTTAATTGAATATTTTCTTGATTTTCTTGATTTTCTTGATTTTCTCTTTTTGAATGAAAACAAAAAGTTCTATAGACTTCATTCTTAAAAAATGCTGTTATCCATCCATTTTTACTAGAAGCTTTTTGTAACATATTTTGTTCCATTACTTTTTACATATATTTTATTATAAAAGTAAGATTTGGTTTTTAACAAAATATAATATTTTTAAAAAAATAAACAAATTGATTGTTTTTAAAATAATTAATAATATATATATATAATAACTTAAAAGTAATTTGTATAAAATATATATGGCGTCTTTAAAAGCAATACAAAAATTAAATTTAATCGTTAAAGATATAAATATTTGTGAAAATATAGAAAAATCTATTTATAATTATGCTAGTAAGAAGTGTATAGATAAAAATATAGAACCAAATATTTCAAATGAAATATTTTTAAGAATATATGTAAATAAATTAATGAGTTTATATAATAATTTAGATAAAAAATCTTATATTAAAAATGATAGTTTTTATGATGAATTAATGAATGAAAAAATAAATTTAGACCAAATAGCATTTTTAAGTCCTCAAGAAATGAATAAGAAACATTGGCAAAAATATATAGATAAACAAAGTGCTGTAGATGAATTTTTATACAGTAGAAGTGCAGGAATTCGAACACAAGAATATAAATGTGGAAGATGTAAAGAACATAATTGTTCTTATTATCAATTACAAGTAAGATGTAGTGATGAACCTATGACAACATTTATTAATTGTTTAAATTGTGGAAATAGTTGGAGTTTTAATTAACTTAAAGATTTTTTTTTAATATTAAATATAAAATGGATTTCAGTTTTATGAATAATAAAACACTTATTTATATAGGATTAGCAATTTTTGTTATTATTGCTATATATTATTTGTATAATTATTTGTATAATTATTTTTTTAAAAAACCTGTACATGGTACACAAAAATTAATTAATGATAATATAAGTAATGATGAAAATAATAATGTAATCAATAATGTAAGCAATAATGTAAATGAAAGTTATGAAAATCAGGAAAAACCTGTACACGAAATAGACATACATAGTGGAAATCCGTATTTTATTATAGGTATAGATGGACAACCTGTAGGTAAAATGAAATTTGAGTTATTTGATGATGATGTACCTAAAACATGTGCTAATTTTAGACATTTATGTGCTAAAGGATTAGATGGAGGAAATGAAGCATGTTATAAAAATAGTATATTTCATAGAGTCATAGAGAATTTTATGATACAAGGAGGAGATTTTACAAATTTTAATGGAACAGGCGGATTAAGTATTTATGGAGAAAAATTTGAGGATGAAAACTTTAATTTAAAGCATAATCAACCTGGATTATTAAGTATGGCAAATAGTGGTCCAAATACAAATGGGTCACAGTTCTTTGTTACATTGGCAGAGACACCACATTTAGATGACAAACATGTTGTATTTGGAATACTTTTAGAAGGTTTTGAAATATTAAAAAAAATTGAAAAAATAGAAACAGATAAACAAAATAAACCAAAACAGGAAGTAAAAATAATTGATTGTGGAATAGACTATAATTAATTAAAAATGAGTAACCATTATATAAGAGTATCAAGAGAACAAATTTTAAAATTTTTAAAATATGATCATGATTTAAATGATTATTGTGCGAATGCTGATGATAGAAACTTTATTGTTAAAACATCAAATAAGTTACATAAGACTATCAGTAATTTACCCTTAAAAATTGGTTCTAATGTATTTGGAACTATTTATATAGGTGAATATGATTTTTCATGGGAATTATTAAATCAACCTAAATCTAATAACGTTTTATTAGTAATAGAATATGAAGATGATATAGAAAATAGAAGAATTAATAAATATCATGAAGAAAAATTAATTAAATACATTGAAGGATTTATTATATTAGGTTTTGATAAAAGATTTATACCTGATTATGAATATGAACCTGAGAAATTTTTTGAATTGGAAAATAAAGGAAATGACGGATGGACAGATTCGAGTAGATAAAAAAATAATTTAGTTAATGAATAATTTATTAATTTTTTAAAAATATATAAAAATATTGGATATTTTTATATATTGTTTAAAATAACTTAAAGTATAATTTATAAAAAAGAATAATGAAAGAATTTCATGAATTTGTTAGTCCTAATTTGAAGCATAAAAATGGTAAAGTTTATTATTTAAATAAATATGAATTAAACTTAAAAAACTATAATTATGAACATGAAAATTATTATTTACATTTAAATGAAATTCTTTTTAAAATTGATGATATTGATATAAAATTACAAATTAGTGATAATAATGATAAAATAATAGTACAATTTGAATATGATGATTCATCATTAGAAGACTTAAATAAAATTAAAAAAAAAATAAATGTAAAATTGTGTGATTTAGAGAATTGTGGAGAATTATATAATTTTGATATATAATTTAATTCATTTTATTGATATATAATTTATAATATTATCTTAATTAATAGTAATGAATATAGATAAAAAAAAAATTTATTATGAATCTAATTTAATTGTTGGAGCAATATTTTTATTAAATTTTGCTTTTGTCCCATTATTATTTGAAGTTTTACAACAAAAAAACATGACAAATATACCATATTTAACATTAATATGTTTATTAATATCTCAAACATTATTATTATTTATAGTATTTTATAGAAATTATTATTATCATGTATTTATTCATTTAGTTGGTTTTATTTGTATTTCTTCATTATTATTTTTAAAACCAAAATATGATTCCACTAATATTCAAGTAATTAATAAAAACATTTATAATAAATTTATTATTGATGAAGAAAGAAAATAAATAAACATAAACTTTAATAAAATATTTGATAAATTTATTTAAAAGTATATTTATATATAGTATATAAATATGTTTAGTAATCATTATTCTAAATTATTAATTCTATTTAAAAACTTAATTGAACATAAAAACACAAAAAAAACATTAAATGCTTTTACACTTAAAAATTATTTGAAACCTGAAAGACCTATTCATTTAGGTAGATGGTCGATTCCTAAAAAAAATAATGAACAATACAATTACGACAAAATTCATGATAAAGCAAATATGGCTAATTATGACCATTGTGACCCATGTGGTCGTGAATTTAACCCTAAAAATTTTGATAAAAATGATAAAAAATAAAATTAATATTCTTGGAGATTCTTGAAAATTACTATTTTTATATAAAATATATATAAAAATAAATCTACCTGGTGTGAATCGAACACACGACCTGTGGATTACCGCATAAATAAAACATTTACAGTCCAACGCTCTACCAACTGAGCTACAGGTAGATAGGATATATATTTATATAATTATTTCTTTAAGTACTTTTATTCTTTTGGATGTATTATTAGATGTATTATTAGATGTATTATTAGATGTATTATTAGATGTATTATTAGATGTATTATTAGATGTATTATTAGATGTATTATTAGATGTATTATTTTGTATGTATAGAATGAAATATTTTAAGCCAACAACTTATGCAATATTTTTTTCTAAAAATACCAAATAATGGTTGTTTATGATTAATAACATCTTTTTTTATTTCAACATTATTTTTTTTACAATTTAAACATCTAAAATTATTATAATTTTTTTTATAAAATAAGCAAATATCATCTGCTAAAGTAAAAGTATATTTTGTTTCATAAAATGAATCAATTGGAAACATTTTTTTACTCATTTTAATTATTTACTATTTACTATTTAAATTTTATATATAAATAAATTATTTTAATAAAATTCTAAAACAAATAAATAAAGTTTAGATGTTCCATAACTTACATAGTGGTTATTATGAATTAAATCAATTTTTATGATTTTAGATGATTGAATAGTACTTAAATAATTAAATATTTCATCATAATCAAATACTTTTCCTAATTTTGTTGAATCATTATTCATATAATTAATAATATTTCGTAATTCATTTTTAAAATAAATTTTATATTTATTATTGAATAATAGAGAAATATAAATATATAAATGTGTTTTGAAATAAGAACAAATTTTAATAATGTTTTCTAAATAATCATATGATTTTATATGAATTAAAATTAATTTATTTATTTTTTTATTTATTTTTTGAAGATTTAAAAAAGAATTTGTAATTGATTCGTAATTCATCTTATTAAATTGAATAAAATGATTTAATTCATGATTTTCAATTTCATTTTCTAATTTATTTGATATATACTCATTTTCAAAAAATAGATATAAATTAGTATTATATTTTTTTAAATAATTACCAAATTGAATCAATGGATTATAATCATTTTGATTTAAAATAATTATATTCTGATTATGATTCTGATTTTGATTTTCTAGAAATGAATTATATATAGAATCATAATAATTAACAAATGAATTGTTTTTTATTTGATTTATAAAATCCATATTATTTAATTAGTTATAAATTTATAAATTTAAATAAATATATTTAATAATTATAATGAATATAGAAGAAATTAAAAAAGAATTTTTAAATACTAATTTTGTAACTACATTTGTTGTTATTTTTATTGTTTTATTTATTTTAACATCCTTTATAAAATTTTTAGGAAGTATTCCAATGTTACTTATTATTTCATTTTTTCTTAGTTATTATACTATAAAAAAAGGTTCAAATTTAGAAACTTTATCAAATTTTATGAAAAAAAAATAAAAAAAAATAGAAAAGAAATAAAGTTTTTATAAGTTTTTTTAATATAAAAATTTTATATATTTTTTATAAAATGGTTGAAATTATTGGTTTATTAGGACATCAAGGAGTAGGTAAAAATTATATATCTGAAAAAATATTACCAACTATTTTAAGTAAAAAGAATTATGTTGTATTAGCATTTGCTGATCATTTTAAAATTGATTGTATTAGTAAGCATAATGCTGATTATAATAAAGTATTTGGTGAAAAAGATTTTGAAACAAGAAGATTACTTCAATTATGCGGAACTGAAGAAGGAAGAAATAAATATGGATTTGATATATGGGTAAAAACGATGCTTAATTGGGTAAAAGTATTAAGTTCAAGAGGTGTTGAAAGATTTATTATTAGTGATGTGAGATTTGAAAATGAAATTGAATGGATAAAATCACTAGGTGGAATTATTATTAAAATTGAAGCTCCTGAAAGATATAAACAAAGATTAATAAATGAAACAAATGGAGATGAAGAAAAAATGAAAGAAATAATGAATCATTATTCAGAAATAAATATTGATATTATAAAAAATTATGATATATTAATTCATAATGATTTTAATAATAATATTAACAATGAATTAAAAGAAAAATTAATGAAATTTATTTAAATTATTTAAATTATTTAAATTCTTTTTTTAGATTATTTGTCATTTCAATTAATTGATCAATAGTTTTATTTATTAATTCCATTAATTTTTCTTTTGTACCTTCTATTTTAATTTTAACTGTAATTTCATTTTTTAGTGGATGAACATTTTGATATCCGCAATATTTTATTTCTTTATTATTTAATAAATAAGAAGTAAATACATTTCCTAATGTATCATTTTCATCATATACAATAAAATGATAAAAATCATTTGTATATTCATAATCAGTAAATTTATTTTTTAAAATATTTAATTTTTCAATCATAACAGTACATCCCATTTTTATAATTTCTTCAGATTTATAAAATCCAATACTTTCATATGAAAAATCATATATTTTTGGTTCATTTACTGAATTTAAATCATAATTTCTTTCTCTTTCTATAATTGCTTCTTTATCATAATTTGAATTATTAAAAGTTACAACACATGACGATACTGGACAAAAAGATGCACCATTTGTAAAAGCATTTCCTTTTTTAAATCTTGCTTCAAAATTTATTTTTTGATTATTTTGTAGATTTGTAAATAATATTTCTTGTTCTTCAATAAATTTGGAAATATCTAAATCTTTATTAGTTGTTGTATCTTTTATTTTAATTTCACTTACATAAATATCTTCAATAGTTTCTGATTCATTATTTTTTTCACAACTTAATTCTAATAATTCATATTTTTCATTATTATTAGAAATAATTGGAATTAATTTTAATCTTTCTTTTAAAAATTCATTATTGAATAATGAATTATTTTCATTAAATTTGATTGATTCTAAATCAACAGCATAACAATCAATATAACTTATTATAATTCTTCTTAAACAATTTGTAAAACTTATTTTATATTGCCCATTAGTATTATTTATTTGAAAATTAACACATTTATCTTGATTCGTAAAATTATTAATTATTGACATTATTTATTATATTATAATATAAATTTTAAATATATAATTTTCAATTATTTATTTTTTATTAAAAACTTTATTTAATAAAAAATAATGCGTAATTAATAAAATGTATTTTTATAATTAATAGAATATGAGTAAGCAAAACTTAGTTTTATTTTATAGTAATAAATGCATTCATTCTAAAGAATTTTTAATATTATTGCATAAAGATACAGAATTAAATAATCAAACGACTAAAGTAAATGTTGATAATCCAAATATTAAATTACCTCCTTATGTAAAATCTGTTCCTTCATTAATTATAAATGAAAATAATAAACCAAATTTATTAGTAGGTAGTAAAATTTTTGATTGGTATAATAAAAAACATAAACAAAATATCTCTAATGAAAGTGTTATGGACTGGGATCCTACTACAATGACAGGTTATTCTGATGGATTTTCTTATTTAGAAAGTGACGATGTTATTAAAAAAAGCTATAGCTTTTTAGATAGTGATAATAAAATTAACACTCCTGATGAAAGTAATTATGATTCAGGAAAATCTGAAAATTCTAGTAAAGAAAATACTCAATTAGATAATGATTATGAAAGATTTATGTCATCTAGGTCTAATGATGTTGCTGCACCTATTCAAAGAATGGCTTAAAATTTTTTTTTTTTATAAAAAATTAAATTAAAACTACTTAAATAAATTTTATTATTATTATAAATAATAAAATATGAGTACAAAAAATATAATTATTACGCAAATCACAAATTTTATAGATGAATTAGTTAATACTTATCCTAATAATAATGAATTAGTTATTTTTAGGGAAAAATATAGTTTATTAAAAAATGCTAATTCTCAATTAATTATTAATTACTTCATTCAGTATATATATCCACATAAAGATGTTATTAAAAATGAAGATGAAAAATTTTTTCTTGAAGGAGGAGGACAAGAAGAAATTAATGATAAAAATGGTTTAAAGTTTAGAGATAATATGAAACAATTATGGAACAATAATATGACCGAAAATAATAAAAAAATTGTTTGGAAATATTTTAAAACTTTTATATTATTAATTGATAAATATATTGTTGAAAATGTTGGAAAATAAATGAAATTCATGAAATTAATGAAATTCAATTTTTTAATAATTTATTAAAAATTGATTATATATTTTTTTAATGATTATAATATTAATATATTAATTAAATATTTTTTTGATGTCTAATTTTTTTGAATTAAGTGATTCAAAAAAAAAAAGTTTAAGTTTTTCGGAATTATCGAATTATGCACAAAGATTTAATATTGAAGTTGTGAAAACATCAGAAAAAACAGGAAAAAAAATAAATAAAAAAAAAGAAGAATTAGTTACTGATTTAAATGCTGTATATTTAAAAAATAAAATACAAGAAAAAATGAAAAATGAAAAAAAAATTATTAAATCTTCAAAATTAATGAAGAACGATATAAAAATGCCTAAAATAATCGGATATTATCAAGATGAACAAAAATTATTTAATGGTGACGAAAATTATAAGAAAAATATGTTAGAAAATAAGAAATATATTGAAGATAAATATAAAATAAAATTAGATTTTGGAAATATTATTTATTATGGAGATTTTTATATATGGAATAATGAAAAATTTATATATATTGAATCTTATGAAAAAAATAATGTTATATTTTTGATTATTTCTAGGGAAATAACTCAATATATTAATGATTCTATAAAATATTTTGAATCTATTAATAATACTGAAACTATTAAAATGATGAAAAATATAGGAAAACAATTAAAACTATCTAAAATTGAATTAAGTTTGAATGATAAATATTTAAGTATTTTGGATTTTGATGTAAATGAATTAGTAGGAATACATTTTAATTATGTATATAAAAATACTACTGGTTTAATTGAAGTGGAAGTAAATTATATGAATGTTAAAGGAGAAATAGATAAAAAATTTCCCAGTTATTGTTTTCAAACAGAAAATTTGGAAATAAGTTTCTTAAAATTAGTAGATTTTCAATATAAATTATCTATGCATCAATTTGAATTTGTATGTAAATTAGAAGCTGACCCTGAAATTGAAATAAAACCAAAATGGACAAATACTATTTTAGTGAAAAATAAAAAAGTTATTATAGGAAATATTGAAGAAAATATTAAATCAAGTTATGAATGTATTGTATATTGTAATATGTATGAAAAATTTAAAAATGAAGAAATAATTCAAAATTTATTAATTGAAGAATTTGATTACAATGAATTATTATTAATCAATAGTAAAAAAGAATTTCTGATTATGAAGGATTTTAATGATTTTGATAGTTTTATAACAAACAATAGAATTTTTTGATAAATATTTTATTTGTTTAAATCAATAAATATTAAAATAATATTAATATTATGAATAAATATTTATTTATTGGTGGATGTGGAATATTAGGTGGTTTATTTTATAATTCTACTCAAAATTTAGGAATTAGTTCTGTTAAATATGATTATAATCCTAATATATTTAATATAGGAATGTTAAATGGAGTTTTTTTAGGATTTGCTATGCATTATACTAAAGTTGAATTAAATAAATTATTAAATTATTAAAATAAATTCTTTTATTTATTTTTATTTGATATTACTTAATTTTTTTTAATTCATTTTATTTTTTACATAATTTTTAGAAAATAAGTCCCAAATATCCATATGTTTATTGCGAGGCCAATAAAAATTTCCTACAAATCCTGCACCTCCTCCTGCTTTTGTTGTTTTACCAATATTACCCAAAGTTTTAGCCATATACGGTAAATTATATTTTGGTTTTCCTCCATGAAATTCACACAATTGTACTCTATAACAATTATTTGTATATTCATATCCCCATAAAACAGCAAAATGAATATTATCTCCTTTTTTTTGGGCATTTGAAAGCATTTGTCTTGCAACCATTCTTGATAAAACGGGGTCATTATAATTTAGTACATAAACAGGATGACCTTGAAAGGTGGCTTTTCTAGCATTTCTTGCGACTTGTTCTTTTATATTATTAGCTAATTCATCATAATAATGACCAATTAAATTAGATATAAATTTATATTCATCATTTACAATAGCATCTAAATTTTTGAAATCTTGAATGGAATCAAATTTTATTTTTAAATATGGACTATGAAAAATTCTATAATTAAAAAAAGAACTCATGTTTCTATATTGGCTCAAATAAGGTAATTGTAATTTTCTATCATCATTATCTATAATTTGGACATATAATGGAACACTTTTTTTAGAATAAAAAAATTTCCATGTATAAGCTATTGCTGCGTGATTACCTTTTCCAGTAAAATAATTTGGATCATTTGAATTTGCGATTGAATGATCATCAATAACATAAACATTATTAGCTAAATTTTTAAAATAAGTTAACATTTCCTGATTGTATTGTAAATCTAATATTAAAACATTTTTATTTTTTATTGATTCTTCATGTTCAGTTATTCTAAAATCTAATTTTCCATAACCAGAATATGGTTTTGCGGGAATAAGATGAATGTCTGTTTTTTTATTTTCTAATAAAAATTTAAGTGCTATGTTAGCGGACATAATTCCATCACTATTTTCTGTATGAAAAATAATACAATTTATGTCTTTTTTTTTAACAGGTGTTATTTTTTTAGAAAATTCTAAAATATCTTCAAATGATTTTTCATATTCTTCCATTTCTTTTTTAAATTCTTTTGTATTAGCAGAATTTGTATTTTTAAATTTTGAAACTAAATTTTTATTAAATGGTTTTATAATACTAGTCATTTCATTTTTGGTTTTTGATGTATTATTAGAATTAGTATTAGAATTATTATTTTTATTTGTTAAATTTTCATTATTTTGATTATTTATTACTATTTTTGCGACTTTTTTTGTTTTTGCTGTTTTTGCTGTTTTTGCTATTTTTGTTTTAGTATTTTTTTTGATTTTTAAATCCATTATAATATTTAAATATATATTTTTTTATGCGTATTTAAAACTATATTATAATATATATAACATAATAATGGCTAACAATGAAACTGAAAATTTAGATAAAGTATTAGATGAAACATTAGAAGAATGTTTTAAAAATGAACAAATAAATTCTGATGAATCTGAAACTGAAGAATGTGAATTTCAAGAAAGCGAAGATGACGAATGTGAAGAATGCGATGAAGGTGACGAAGAAAATAAAAACCAAGTTAACATTGAAGAAAATGAAGATGAAGAAAATGAAGAAAATGTAATGGAATTAACATTTGACCAATTAGTTGAAGTCATTAATGATAAATATTTTGATTTTTTGAAAAATGTTCAAAAAATATATGAAAATCATGAAACATTAGGAAAATCAGTTTCTTATGACATTGAATATTTCAAAGAAAAAATTGAAAATGATTCAAATGCACTACTAACATTTATTAGTGATAATTATTTGTATTGCTTAGAAGAAATTAAAGACAAGAATTCAGATTTCTTTATATATCAAAAAGAGAAAACAATTAAAAAAAAAGGAAATTCAAAAAATAATATTAAAATTATTAAAAATAAAATTACTAAAATTGGAAATAAGACATTATTTAAAAGTGTATTAGAAAATTTAAAAAATGATACAATTAGTGATTTGATGAATGAAATCCTTGAAATCTTTAAATTATTAATTTATGAAGATGAAAATGTTTATGCATTCCATGAAGATTATTTGGAATTTGTTAATTCAAATTTTGAAAATAATAAAAATTATAATAAAATATGTAATACCATAGAAAATATTGATTTAATCATTGGAAACATTGAAGAAAATGATATTGAAGAAGCTGAATATAAAGAAAAAATGCAAAAAATGGAAAAAGAATCTTCAAAAGATAAAAAGAAAGGTAAAAAGGGTAAAAATTCTGGACCCAATATTGGACAAGATTTTATTAAGGGAATTGAAAATACAAAAATAGCACAAATGGCAAAAAGCATTAGTGAAAAAATTAATTTAGAAGATTTTCCTATATTGACAGACCCATCTAAATTATTATCAACATTAACAAATCCTGAAGAAGGTTTAGGCTCAATTGGTGGATTAATGGAAGTAGTTATGAAAGAAGTTCAATCTTCATTCCAAAGTGGGGGTGAAGGAAATGAAAATGATTTAATTAGTGAAGCACAAAATATTATGGGTAAATTAAATGGAACAAATTTGGACCCTATGAATTTAATGAAAAGTATGAATTTAGATCCTCAAAAGCTAAGTGAAATGTTTAAAAAATAAATTAATAAATTAATAAGTAATAAATAATAAAGTTAAAAATTAATATAAATATTTTTTTATAAGTAATTATTAGTATTATGTCTAATGAAATAACAGTTTTTAATAATAATAATTTAAATATAGATTTGGATAGTAAAGATAAAAAAAATGATAAAATTTATGGAGATGAATTTTGGTCGATGAATTACAAAGTTTTATTTGATAAATATAATTTATCAAAATTTCTACCAAATATAAAAATGACAAATGTTGAAAAATTAAATGCTTTAATGAGATTAGGAATATATTTAGGATTAGCTTTATTTATTTTTACCGGAGTTAGTGAATATTTATTAATTATTGTAATTGTTGCCGCATTTACATATTATTTATATACTTATCAAAAAGACAATATTGAATTATTCTTCAATTCTATTGATAATAGTAATTTTAATAAAATTCAAAAATCGTTAATGGTAGAAGATTCTGTTGTACAACCTTCTGTTGATAATCCAATGATGAACATTAATTTAATAACAAGTGATAAAACTCAAGATGCTGCTCCAACTTCATGGAATGATGATTCATTAAAGGAAAAAATAGAAGAAAAATACAATTATAATTTATACAGAGATGTAGGTGATTTATATGGAAAGTCTAATAGTCAAAGACAATTTTATACAATGCCTTCAACAACAATACCAAATAATCAAACTTCATTTGCTAAATGGTGTTATTCAACTGGACCTACATGTAAAGAAACATCTATTTATTGTGCTTCTACAATGGACCCTGTTAAAGTATTAGATAATAATAATCCATATAAAGATAATAATCAATTATATTAAGTTATGAATCATTTAATTTATTTTTATTTTTTTCTTAGATTATAGTAATGAGTAATAATTTTTCATTAAATATGAATACTAGAAAATCTGAATGTATTAATAATTATTTAAATAAAAATAATAATAAAATATTTGAACATCAATTTGATATATTAAATAATAAAAATATGGTTTATTTAGAAAATCATGGAATGAACAATCAAAATGATTTTAATAATAAAAATGTAAATTCTTCTACTAAATTAAGAAATAGTAAAATGTTAAAAAAAAAAAAGAAAGAATTAAATACTAGAGTTTTTCCTGGTTCTCCTTATATGGGAAGAGGTTCAGGAATTATTGATTACACTGATATTAGTTCTATGTTAAACTTTGGTGAAGATACAAGAGTTAAAAAATCAAATAATAATATAGCTGCTTATAGTGCTGATAATTTTATTCCATTGGTACCAAATATTGCTGAAAATATTCAAAATCCTAAGCATATTATTCCTGAATATTGGGTAAGAGGAGGAATGTCTTCAAGAGTTGTTACAAATAATATTGATTACTTAAAATCTTGTGGATTTAAAAAATAAAAATAAAAATTAAATTATTTATTTATTAAATCATTTAAAAAGTAATTTTTAAATGATTATATGAATGATTTAAATACAAATGGTTGTGTTTTTCTTAAATCCGTTTATAATAAAGAAAATATGAATAAAATATTAAATGATTTTATTGATTTTTATATAAGGAATAATATACAAGAAGATTTAAATAAAAGAGAAGATGTAACAAATCAAAATAGCTTTATAAACAATACATATAGTTTATTAAATTCTTATGAGAAAATGCAGTACTATTATTTACCAGTATTTGATAATCGCAAAGGACATGATAGAATTATAGATGTGGGAGTCATTGATATATTTAATATACATAAAATATTGGGGTCTATACAAGAAATTATAAATATTGATATTTTATTAAATATAATTCATAAATTAACAAATAAAGATTGGAAATTTCTAAGAATAAATTTACAAATAAATAATAATGTTAAAAATCCTAATCAATATCATTATTTGGATAAAGAAATTATTAAAGTAAGTATTTTATTAAATGATATATATGAAAATGATGGAGGATTAAGTTATATAAAAGGTAGTCATAGTAATAAGAAAATTTCTAATAATAATATACAAAATTTTTATGGAAGTTGTGGAGATGTATTTATTAGTTATCAAAATGGTTATCATAAAAGATTAAATCAACAAAATTCTATACATTATTTTTTAAATTTATTTTTTGAAAAAAAATAAATAAAATAAAATCAAATTAATATGTATTATGAAAGTTAAAAAAAATTATGAATTAAATATAAAAAATATATTATTTGTATTATTTGTATTATTTATTATAATAATTATTTTATATTTATTAAGTTTATTGTATTTAATATATAATAATTCAATACAAAATTTAATGAATGAAATAAAAAATAAAAAAATATTAATTGTTGGTAATGGTCCGAGTGCTTTAAATAAAGAAAGAATAAATTTAGATAATAAATATGATATAATTATTAGAATCAATAAAAAAAAAAATGAAAATAAATATAAAAAATGTATTGGTTCAAAAACAGATATTTATATTTATAATCCAATCAGATATTTACAAAAATTAGATAAAAATAATATAAATAAAAAAAAAATTATAATTTATAAAGGTATTTTAGATATACTTATTTTTCCATTTGTATTTTTTTCTAATAGAATTTTAGGTTTTTATAATTCAAAATATAAAAATATTTATACTTATTATTTAAATTTTTTTGAATGTATATCAATAACAAATAATTCTTATACATATCCTACAACAGGTTTATCATTATTATATTTATTAAATAAATACAATATAAATTATGATTTAATTGGTTTTGATTCATTAATGAATAAAAATATGAAATATAAACATTATGATAATAGTTATCAATTAACAATTTTACATAATTTTAATAATGAATATGATTATTTTCAAAAAAATAAAAAAATGTTAATATAATATAAATTTTATTAGAATTTAAAAAATTCTAATAATAATATAAAAAATATAAAATTTAAAAATGAAAATATATATTTAATGGTATTTATTGTAATTGCAGCTATTGTCCATTGGTTTAGATGACATAGGAACTTTTGGGTATCTAACCATTTGACAAGATGGTTGATTAACTAAAGGGATAGTACAACTAGGTCCTTCGCATGGAAGACCATTATTTTTTTTGCAGCTTGGATTAGTACATTTTGGATCATACTTAGTGCAAGGACATAAAGAAGCTTTTCTTGTTTGTCCTCTTAAATCACTTTCTAAATCAACTAAATTTCCATTAAATAAAGAAACTCCATTTCCTCCTACACTTCCTAATTCAATTCTACATTTGGCAGTATTTTCATATTTACCAGTATAAAGAGAATATTCTAAAGGATCTGTTGATTGTTGAAGAGATTTTTTATAAGCACATTCATCGTATATTAATCTGTTTGAACTCATTGTATAATTAATATATAGAAATATTTTTTTTAATTAACAAATAATTAATTAATTATTTATTTAATTATTTATTTAATTATTTATTTAATTATTTATTTAATTTTATGAATAATTATTTTTTATAAATTATTTTTTTATTTAAAAAAATTCTTATAAATAATATCTTATTTAATAGTATATGAGTTTTAATAGACTTAAATATGATGATTGTGAAACGAAAGTTTATAATAAAGAATCTTCAGGACCAGGTAATTATATGATGAATACTCCAAAAGATTGTAAAATGTGTTGGAATGATAATCCTAGAGTTATTAATCAAAAAGGAGGTGATTCCTTTAATAGTCATGTTGATTGGAGATTTTATGCAGGACCAGTAGATGTTGAATCTGATTTACTTAATATTAATAGAAGATCCTCTTCATGTCCTTCAAATAAATATGCTCCTAATTGTTCTCCAACTGACTGCAATAATCAAGGTGAGCCATGTGGTACTGGAGTTGTAGAAAGTTGTTCTAATAATCTTAGAAATCCTTGGAATAGACCCAATGATGCTAATTTAACTAATTTTGAAAATTGTTATTTCGAAACAGAAGATACAAGATTAAGCAATCCAAATTCTAATTTAAGAGGAACAGGAATTAATAGATTTAATCCTTTATTATTCGACCCTCAAGAACAATGTATGTTTCCAGGTCAATATTTAACATCTACTAGAATTGTATTTAAAGATAATCATAGACCTTCTGTTGTTCAACCAAAAGTAAATGATATGAATCCTTATGAAAAACAAGAAAGATGTAATAAAATTGATGGAAATGTATGTGGTAATTTTACTAAACCATTATATCAATATGATGTTTGTGGTTAATAGTTATTTAATATAATTTTAAATAATGATTTTTTATTTTTTTTAATAATTTTTAAATTTAAAACAATTTTTGATTTAAAAATAAATTAATAAAAAAAAGTATAATGTCTGAATTAATAGAAAAAAGTGAAAATCCAAATGAAAGTGAAAATCCAAATGAAAGTGAAAATCTAAATCCAAATGAAAATCTAATTGAAAATAAAAATCTAAATCCAAATGAAAATTATAAAATGGACAATGGTATTTTTGATAATTATATTTTAAGTCATAAATTAAATTATTATGATAATTTTCATAATGAAGAATTAAATATTAATGACAAAATATTAAAAGGAATTTTTTCTTACGGTTTTGAAAGACCTTCGCCAATTCAAAGATTAGCAATTAAACCTTTAATGGATGGAAATGATATTGTTATTCAATCTCATTCAGGTACTGGTAAAACAGCTACTTTTTTGATTGGATTGTTATCAAGAATTAATGAAAATGAAAATGTTCCTCAATCAATTATTATTTCTAATACAAGAGAATTAGCATCACAAACTTTTAAAGTATTTGAATCAATTGGTTATTATACAAATATTAAATGCAAATTATGCATAGGTGGAGATATGCAATATAAATATACTTCATCAGAAATAAATGAACAATTAATTATTGGAACGCCTGGTAGATTATGTGATTTAATAAGTAAAAAAACAATAAATGCTGAAACTATTAAAATAATTGTAATTGATGAAGCAGATGATGTATTATCAACTGGATTTAGCAAACAAATAAAAAAAATATTTAATTATATACCTAAAGAAGCGCAAGTAGCATTGGTTAGTGCTACTATTCCACAAGAAATGTCAAGTTTATTTGATATTTTATTAAAACCTGATTATATAAGTATTTTGATTAAAGATGACCAATTAACATTAGATGGTATTATGCAATTTTACATTAATTTAGATGAACAATATAAAATAGATGCTATTATTGATTTATATCAATTTATTAATATTGGTCAAGGAATTATTTATTGTAATAGAAAAAATAAGGCTGATGAATTACAAGAAGTATTAATTTCAAGAGATTTTTCAGTAGGTGTTTTACATGGTGATATGATGCAAAAAGAAAGAGAATTAATTATGACTAATTTTAGAAATGGAAATACAAGAATTTTAATTACAACTGATATTTTATCAAGAGGAATTGATATTCAACAAGTTAGTATTGTTATTAATTTTGATATGCCTAAATATCCTCAAACATATATTCATAGAATTGGAAGAAGTGGAAGATATGGAAGGAAAGGTGTAGCTATTAATTTTGTTACAAGAAAAGAGAATAATATATTAAATTATATAAGAAAAATGTATAATACTGAAATTAAAGTATTTCCGGAAGATGTTAATTCTGTATTGAAAGAATTTTCATAAGAAAATATTTATTTAATTAATTATTTTAGTCATTAAAATGATAGTCATTAATATGGTAGTCATTAATATGATAGTTAATAATATTTATAAAAATATAAATATTATTTATGTTTTTATTTTATTATTCATTTTAGGATTATTTATATTCATAAATAATTTTGGATTTGGATTTGGAATTATTAATCAAAATAAAATTATTGAAAGTTATAATAATCAAATCATATTTTATAAAAAACAAAATTTATATGATTTACTAAAAAAAGATGAAGATCATTATTTTAAATCATTTAGTACTACTGATTTAAAAGTTAGAAAAATAAATGAAATAAATGATTATTATAAAATATTAGAAGAAAGTTTATGTGATCCTGATGAAAAAACAATAAATAAAGTAAAAGATTATATATTAGAAATTAAAAAAAGAATAAATTATTATATGAAAAATAATAGTATTTATGAATATGAATATGTAAATTTAAAAAAATTAAATGAAATTCCTTGGAAAATAGGTTTTGTTTGTAATCAAAATTATGAAAACGGACTACCGCATACAAGAGGAAATATTATAATAATAAATAAAAATAGATTGATGTTAAATGGAAATATGAAAAATATGAAAACATTAATTCATGAACAAATTCATATATATCAGAAAATGTATCCATTAGATGTTGAATATTATTTAAAAAATAAAAATTTTACAAAAATAAAGAAAAAAACAAAATATGATAATATACGAGCAAATCCTGATTTAGATCATTATATTTATAAAGATAGTGAAAATAATATTTATAAGGCAGTTTATAATATAAATCCTAGTTCTATTGAAGATATTGTTTATTATCCGCAAAATAAACAATTTTATGAACATCCTAATGAGAGAATGGCAATTGAATTTGAAACTATTTTAGATAAATAAAAAATTATAAAAGTTAAATTATAAAAGTTTAGTATATAAAATTATATTATTTACTTATTTATTAATAATTGAATACATTATGGAATTATTTTTAGTACATAATGAATGGAATGATTTATGTATATTAGAAAATAATATTATTAAAAGAAAGAATATAAATACTGAAAAAGGTTATTATTATTATGATAATGAATTATTAGTTGTTAAATGGGATTATTGGAATGATTTAAATAAATTTGAAAAATTTGAAAATTATTATATTGATATTAAATTTAATTGTAAAATAAATAGTGTTTTTATTTATGATAAATTAATAAATAAAAATATTAAATATTTATTAATTAATGAAAATATTATTGAGATAAATGAATTTAATTCTAAAAAAAAACGTAATAAATATTTAATTAATAAAAAAAATTATTTAATTATTCAAGATAATAATAATGAAATTATCGATATTTTTAGTAAGAAAAATGATATATATTTTAATATTAAATATATAAATAACTTAAATAATGAAGTAGATGAATCTAATGAAGTAAATGAAGTAGATGAATCTAATGAAGCAAATAAAGTAAATGAAGCAAATAAAGTAAATGAAGCAAATGAAGTAAATGAAGCAAATGAAGTAAATGAAGTAAATGAAGTAGATAAATCTAATATTTTTAATAAATCGAATGAATATAATAAAAAAATAATTAATAATAGTATTGATGATTATGGTATTGATGATTATATGAATAATAAAAATATATATATACTTGAAAATAATATATTTTATTGTCAAGAATATTATAATAAAAATATTAATAATAATAAAAATTATTGTTATGATATTGATTTAAAACATAATAATAATGAAAACTTATTTTTTAATTATTCTATATATAATCCAAATTATTTAGATATAAATAATTATCAATTATATAAAAATAATTATATTATTGACAAAAAAAATTTATTAAATAAATATTTTAATGTTGATTTAGATATTGATTTGGAATTAGATGTTCATAAAAAAAAGATTTTGACATTAAGTGAATGGGGATATCCAGCTTTTGGAGGAGGTGAAAATTGGTTATTAAATTTATCTAAAATATTTAGTGAATTAAATTATGATGTTTATTTAATATGTTTTAGCAATGGATTTAATGGAAAAAGTTTTACTAAAACAGAAATTATTGATTTATCTTATGTTAAAATTATTCAAATGGAATATAATTTATATAAAATTACAAAGATGGTTAAATACATGAATCCAACTATAATCAATCATCAAGGAATAAAAAGAATTGAATTTATGAAAATAGCAAATGTATTAAATATACCATTTATAAGTGGATATTGTTTTTGGAATAATATTATAAAACAAACATATTCTAATGTAAAAATATTAGAAAATAATTCTATTGAAAAAGATAATTCATTTGATTATATAAATAAATATAGTTATGTATATGCTGCTTCAAATTTTGTAAATGATGTTATTGAAAAATATTTTCAAAAAAAAATAAATGTTATTGAAACAATTTCATTAAAAGATGATTATTATGTAGAATTAGACAATAAAAATAAATATGTATCTTTATTAAATTGTCATCATAATAAAGGAGGTTTTTTAATAGTTGATTTAATTAAAAAATTAGATATAAAGATACCATTATTATTTGTTTATACAGAATATGATGAAAATTTAGAATTAAGTAAAATAAGAGAATTAATTGATGAAAGAAATAATAAAAATAATGTTAATTTATTATTTGATGAAAAACAAAATCCAAAAGATATTTATGATTTAACTAAAATAATGTTGATTCCTTCATTATGTGATGAAACTTTTTGCAGAGTTGCTTATGAATCTAAAATGAATAATATTCCTGTTATTAGTACATCTAATGGTAATTTAAAATATTTGTTAAAGAATTATGCTTTATTTATTGATTCTAATAAGTCATATGATTGGATTAAAAATATTGAAAATATTTATAATAAAAATATAAATATTAATAAAAATATAAATAAAAATATAAATAAAAATATAAATATTAATCAAAAAAATAATTCTTTAAATACTATAAATTTATATGAAAATAAAATTAAAAATAATGTTAATGAACTAATAAATGAAGCAGTTATTTCAAAATACAAGAAAAATCAAAAAAATATAGCAATTATTTGTCCTTGGGCAGACCAAGGATTGGGAATTCAGGCAAGAAGTTATTATAATAGTTTGAATAATTTAGATTATAATGTATATGTATTTTCATTTAAACCTTATCATGGCAATGAATCAAATAATTTTTTACAACATAATAAAGAGGAATGGGATTATGAAAATGTATATTATAGTCCAAATTTTAGAGAAAATATTGATGCTTTTGAAATCTTAAATTTTATTCATGATAATCATATATCAAAATTAATATTAATTGAAGCAAGTTTTGAACAAATATTTTCAATTCTTTCATTATTGAAATTGTGGAATATTAAAATATATTTAGTTGTAAATATCGAATGTGTTAAAATAAGTGAAATTAATAATCATTTATTATTTGATAAAATATTATGTAATAATTTTAATTCTTATTTTATTATGAATAACTTATTAAATAATAATGTACATAATTTAGGATTTCATTTAGATCACACTTTTTTTAATACTTTTGAGAAACCTATATTTGAACTCGCAAATACTAGAAAAATTAAATTTGTATGTTCTGGAGGATTAAATTCAATATCTCGTAAAAATATTGATGTAATATTTGATTCCTTTTTAGAAATATTTAATGAATTTGAAAGTATGAAAATAGAAATTGAATTAAATATATTGATTCAAAGTGTTGAATGTCCATCTAATTTACAAATTGAACATAACAATATTAATAAACAAATTAAATATTTGTCTTATACTGAAAATTTAGAATGTATTGGAAAAAATGATATTTTTATTCATTGCGGTGGTCAAGAAGGATTAGGATTAGGATTTTATGAAGCTTTATATTTAGGATTACCAATTGTCACATTAGACTGGACTCCAAATAATGAAATTATTAGAGAAAATTTTAATGGTTGGTTGGCAACTATTAATATAGATAAAGTATATGAAAATACTGAATGTTTAATCAATAGAGCATTAATAAATAAAGATGCATTTAAAAATAAAATCATTGATATAGCAAAAAATAAGGAAAATACAATTCATATTATAAATAATACCATTCATAATAGAGATTTTTTTATAAAAAAAAATAAAACTTCATTTGAAAAGAAATTACAATTATTTTTAGATTAATTATGTATTTAATTAAATGTAATTAAATGTATTTAATTAAATGTAATTAAATGTATTTAATTAAATGTAATTAAATGTATTTAATTAAATGTAATTAAATGTATTTATCGTCCATTCCATGTTTTTATTAAATCTAAATCAATATTTTCTATTTGATTTAAATATTCTTCAAATGTATATTCCCATTTAATATACTTTTTTATATTTCCATATATTGATTTTTGATTAAATAAATCTTCATTTAATAATGTACATAATACTGAAAAAATTCTTTCAAAATTCATTCTTTTTTGACGATTATCAATATTTTCTAACAATTTAAATATATTAAATTCTTTTTCTAATCTTTCAATAAATTCATATTTTATTATTGTCTGAACTCCAAAACATCCATTCCATTTTTGAGCGTCATAACATTCTTCTATTTTTTCAATTTTTTCATTTTTAAGTAATTTTATCATTAGCTTTTCATTATTTAAATCATTTGATTCATGTCCAAAATGCCATAAATAATATATAGAATCATTAAATTTTGAAAAATCAATATATTTATGTATAAAAACTGAATCATGAATTATAATACATTGTTCAAATAATTTATTTTTATATAAATAATAATAAGGTAATAATTCACCTCTTTGTTTATATTCTGATTGTATAATAAAAACATTTTCTAAATTTTCATGTGCATTGTCTTTATTATTTATATTTTCATTTTCTGATGTATTTAAATAAGAAGTATTACTGTTATCATCAATAATATAAATTTTATTTCTATAATATTTTCTAATATTTTCTACAGATTTTATCCATAATTTAGAATTTATTTCATTTGTTACATGTCTTAAAACAATAAATCCAAAAGTAGAATTTGGTTGATTGTAAGAATTAGGATTTTCAATTTCATCTATTTTTTTAAAAAAATTTTTATGATTTACATTTAATTTTTCATGTAAATAAAGTAAATATTCTTTGTTTTTATTCAAATAAGATTCTTTATTCTCTTTAATATCTAACAAAATAGAATTTAAATGGTCTAAATCATTAAAAATTATAAAATGATTGTGAAAAAAGTATAATTCTAAATGACTGTAATTTTTTATAAGTATTAAATTTTTTTGAATAATTAATTTATTTATTATTTTTTCTTCAATAAATTCATTGATAATAATTATATTATTCTCTAATCCATTTAATTGATTTTCATTTATAATCTTATAATCTTTATTACTTAATTCATTACTTAATTCATTACTTTTGTAAATATATATATTATTTATTTCATTTATTAAACAATCTTCTATGATAAATGGTTCATTTAATAATATCTTCTTATGCGGATAATCAATTAAGTTAATATAACTATTTGACAATAAAATAAAATTATTTTTTTTGTATTTATTTTGTAACTGATTTATATTCTTATAATTTTCAATAAAATAATAAATAACTTTATTGTATTTTGTATTTATAAAAATAAATAATTCTTCATCAAATATTTCGTAAAAAATATAAATATTTTCTTTATTATGATTATTGATAATATAATCTTTTATATTAATATGATTAATTAGTTTTATTTTAATGTTTAAATAATAAAATAATTTGTATAAATAATTAAAATTTTGATTAAAATCTTCATATTCAATAAATAATATAAACATAAATTTATATAGTAATATTTTTTTAAATCTTATATTTAATATTTATGGAATTATATTTTATTAATATTTGCAGTGAATGGTATTTTAATTTATATAATGAATATATTTTTAATTCAATTAAATTTATAAAAAATAAATTTAATTTAAATATATGTCAATTATTTATTGACGAAAATGAAGATTATATTAATAAATTTAAAGAAATTTATAATAATAAATATAAATATATATTTACAGGAAATATTGAAAAAATAAATATACTATATGATAAATATAGAAATAAAAAATTTTATTATTTAAATGTTGAGCAAATGTCAATGACATCTTATTTTGAAAATGTCAAACAATTAGATAAATATTTCAATATAATTGATTATAGTGAAGAAAATATTCCATTTTTAGAATCTTATTTTGAAAATGTTTATTTAATACCACCTTTTTATAATGATTTAGAAATAAATGTAAATTCTCAAAATATAAATCTAAATCAAAATCAAAATCAAAAAGACATAAATATTATTAGTTTGGCAAATAATGTATATAGAAATAATTTTTTAAAAAAAATAAATTCAAAATTTAATATAAAATGTATTGATAATATTTTTGGTGAAACAAGAGATAATCTTTTTAAAAGAACTAAAATTTATATTAATATTCATTCATCTGAAAATCATAAAACAATGGAATTAATTCGCATTATTAATTTATTAAAAAATAAAGTTATTGTTTTGTCTCAAAGTACAATATCTCCCGATTTATTAAAAGTTAGTAAATCCATTATTCTATTTCATAATATGGAACAATTAGAATATTTATTACAAGATATACTAAATAATTATAATTCTTATTATGAATATATGTTTAATCAAAATTTTATAAATTATGATGAATATGTTTATGAAAATATTAATAAAATTTTATTGTAATTAATATTATAATAAAATTTTATTGTAATTAATATTATAAAATTTTATGGTACTATTTAATATTTATTTACAATATTATTTACAATATTTGCCCAATTATTCCATTGATAATGTATCAAGGCTTTATTATATCCATTTATTTTTATTTGTTTATAATCATCATAATTGCTTAAAATAGTTTCAATATGTTTTATATAGTCCATATTTTGATGTATATATATATAATCTTCATCTTTTTTTAAATTTTGATTCAAATGACTATTTGTAATTAATAATCCTTTGCATCCTAATATTTGTGGAACGCGCTCACTAAAATATTCCTCATTTGAATTTATTTCATTTAATTCATTTATTATTGGATGAATTGATAAATTTATTTTTGAATTACTAAATACTAAATTAGCTTCATCATATTTAATAAATCCTTGATAACATTCTGGATATATATTTTTTAAATTTTCTGGTCCATATATATGAAATTTTATACTATTTCTTTTTTCGTATAATTTATTCACAATTTCAAAACGATTCAAATTTGTTGCTTCATTTGGAAATTCATTTTGATTATTATATAAATTTGTTAAAACAAAACTAACATCACAAGTATAATTTGTATTTTCAATATATTTTGATGCATTTTTATCAAATCCTGGTGGATTGTAATAAATTTTATATTTATATGGTTTATTATGAAAAAATATTTTTTCTTTTTCAAAACAAGTAAATATTGTATCCATTAAACTATAAATTTTTTTTTTGTTATCAATTAATGGTTTCCAATAATCTTGTATATTATATTTTTCATAATTATATAAAAAAGGATCCCAATTAAAAAATATATTTATTATATTTTTATTTAATGCCTGACTTAGTTCATCATATTGAATTGAATTATTCCACCATAAACAAATATCTATTTTATTATTTTTCATGGATTCTTTTAAATCTTGAATTAAATTTGGATTTTGGTCCATTTTGTAAATTAAATAAGGAAAAAAGTGAATTTTATGGTTTAGTTGTTCAAGAGCTTTTGAAGCATATAAAAATCCATCTGCTAAATGACAATATCCAATTAATAAAATATTCATATTTAATTTAAAATGAATAAAAAAAAAAGATATAAAAAACGAATATTAAAATATAATATGAATACTATAATTTATGATTTTGGAATCATGCATTTATTAAGCTTTTTGTTTTATGAATTATTAACTTATTATCATATTGAATCTATATTTTTAGGAAATTTAGGATTTAATTTGACTCGCTCTGTTATTTGTGGTTCTTTAGCCTATACATCATATATTAATTTAAATAAAATTTATAATGATAAATGTTTATTAAATGAAAATTTTAATAATTATTTGATAATTTATCATCATAATTTTTTAAATTATTTTTATTATGATATTTTTGTTATGGCTTATCAAGTATATAAAAATATTAATAAAAAAATTAGATATGATTTATTATTTCATCATATATTAGCAATATTTGTATTGAACTTGATTGATTATAATAAAATGTATAATATAACAATATTAATAGGATTAAGTGAAGGAATGTCATTTGTTTCTGGATTTAAATTAATAAGTCATAAATTAAATGAAATTAAGATGAAAAAAATTTTTATATATATACGATTACTTTATTTAATTTTTATAAGATTAATATTTTTATGGCCTTCATTAATTTTATTTTACAATGATATAACAAATGAATGTGATAAATTTAAAAATAATAAAAATATAACATTATTATTATTTTTATTAAGTATGATTATATATAATGAATTTAAATGGATTCAAAGCGGATTAAAAGAAATAAAAAGAATTTAATTTATTTTTATTTTAATTATTTTAATTATTTTAATTATTTTAATTATTTTAATTATTAAAAATAAATTAAATAATTAAAAAATTAAAATAAATTTGTTGTGATTAAATTTTATAAATTTTATGATTATATAATATATGGAATACTTAATTACAGCTAGTATTTTAGGTTTAGGATATATTTATTCAAATGATAAAAAAAAATCACCTAAAACTTTTAAACAATCAAAAAAAAGTAAAATTTCTAATAGTCAAAAACCTTCTTCTTACAATTATTATAGCAATAATTCAGCATTTAATATTTTTCAAAATGAACAAAAATATGCTACTAAATTATTTGATAAATCTTTATATCCAAAAGATACAAATATAGTAACTCCTGGTCCTCCTTATCCAATTATAAATAATAAAGTAGATTATACTGATAAAACTTTACCTATTGAATTTAATTCAACAACTGATGTTCAAAATATTAATTTAACAAATATTGATAGTCCTGGTAGAAATATGCCTGATGGAATTGTTTCAAATAAAAGAGAACCAGAATCAGGTGGATTTCAAGGAATTTCTTTGACTGGAAATCAAATTGAACCTAATGACTTTACTCATAATAATATGCAGCCTTTTTTTGGAAGTACTATTAGACAAAATTTAGATGAATTTTCAACTAGAGGAATTATGGAAAATTTTACTGGAACAAATGATAATTACCAAAAAAAACAAGAAACTAAGCAATTTTTTCAACCTCAAAAAAATATGTCTAATGTTTATGGTTCTCAAAATTTAGATGGATATATGTTAGATAGATATAGTGTAAGTCGATATAGAGAAAATGAAACTCCTATTGAAAAAGTTTATGTGGGTCCTGGATTAAACAAAGGTTATACAAATGAAGGAAGTGGAGGTTTTCAACAAGCTGAAACAAGAGATTATATTACTCCTAAAACTACTGACGAAATTCGTGTTAAAACAAATCCAAAAATTAGTTATTACGGTAGAATCAATGCTGGTGAAAAAATATCAAAACCAACTAAAATTGGTACTGTTTATAAAAATAGACCAGATACATTTTATGTTCAAAATGCCGACAGACTCCTAACAACAACTGGACAAATTATTGCTCCTGAACAAAGACCTTGTATTATTAATAGATATACAAATAGAAAAACAACTGGTCTTAAATCTAGAGAAGGTCCAGCTGCTCCAACTCATGGAAGTGTTGCTCAAGTCCGTTCTAAATATAAAGTTTCTCATAAAGTAACTTATAAATATGATGACCCTGTGAATAAAACAAGTAATGATCAATGGAGTATATTAAACTTATTTTCATCAGCTCCAAATGATTATGGTAAGAAAAGTATTAGATTACGAAATAATAAAAAATTACCTGTTGAAAATAAAAATTATAAATTAAATTACAAATCTGAAACTGAAATGGGACCAAGTAGGTCGGAACAAAAAATTAAAAAACCTAAGAAATATTCTACTATTAAAAATAAAAGACAAGGAAATCTTAAAGGCGCTACAAATAATGTCATTTATGACCCTAATGATGTAGCAAGAACTACCATTAAAGAACAAAATATTGATAATAACTTTAGGTCAAATGTAAGTGTTGGAACAAGAGGAAATACAGTTTATGATCCTAATGATGTTACAAGAACAACTATTAAAGAACAAAATATTGATAATAATTTTAGATCAAATGCTTCTGTTAGTACAAGAGGTAATACAGTTTATGATCCAAATGATGTTACAAGAACAACTATTAAAGAACAAAATATTGATAATAACTTTAGGTCTAATGCTTCTGTTAGTACAAGAGGAAATACTGTTTATGACCCAAATGATGTTACAAGAACAACTATTAAAGAACAAAATATTGATAATAACTTTAGGTCTAATGCTTCTGTTAGTACAAGAGGAAATACAGTTTATGATCCAAATGATGTTACAAGAACAACTATTAAAGAACAAAATATTGATAATAACTTTAGATCAAATGCCTCTGTTAGTACAAGAGGTAATGTTGTTTATGATCCTGAAAATATAGCACGTACAACAATTAAAGAAACAAATATTGATAATAACAGAGAAGGTAATGTAGGAACAAGCAAAAGAGGAAATTATATTAAAAATAATGAAAAAGCAAAGAAAACAATTAAACAATCTACAATGGTTGAAGATGCTTTAGGTATGGCAAGTGAGCCAAGAAATGATGCTTATTTGAGCACTGATGTACAAGCAGTTGGTACTCAAAGAATGACTACAAGCGTTGAATATTTTGGTGATGCTGATGGTCCAGAATTAGGAGCTTATGATGTAACTGAAGTTGATGCTAAAAAGACTAAGAAACAAGAAACATCGGACATTGAATATACAGGAAATGCTGGAAATGATGGAAGAAATACTGCTCCTATGAGTTATTCTGATATATATAATTCTACAATTAAAGCTATAAGAGGAGACTTAGATGACGGTTATACACCAGGGGCTTCTGGTCCTAATAAAATAGTAAGTGGAAATGATATACATGCTACTACAAATAAATTGGGTGAAATTCAAAATCAATATTTGAATGAAAGAGGCACACAAGCTACTAAAATATATAATTCAATTCCACAAATAGAATTATCAAACATAACTCAAAATAAAGATACTGTTCCTAATCAACCTTTAGCTGATAGAATTAATCCTGATATGATTAAAGCATACCAAGAAAATCCATATACACAATCTTTGAAAAGTTGGGCTTAAATAAAAAAAAATTGTTGCATTTAAAAAGATAATTATTGGGCAATCATTTGGATGGTTGTCCATGGTCTACAAGCAAGGAGTATCTTCGGTTACACTTCAGGAGACCTGAAATATATCCAAAGTCGATATTGTATATAAATATCCCAAAAAGGGATATTGATGAAATAAATTTTGTATATAAAAGCGCCATTTGGTGTAAAAAGAGGTATAAAATTTTAATAAACTACTCTTTATAAAGTAAAAATAAATAAAATATAAAACAAATAAAAATATAAGAAATTATTAAATCATTTAAATAATTAGAATATTTAAAATAATTAATTTTAAATATTATTTTAGATTTTTTTAAAAAAATATATACATATATATTAGTAAATGAGTGGTTATTCTTTAAGTAACTCAGCACCAGTAAATAATCCTGGATATTATGATACTCCTATACATAATCAATATTCTAATCCTGAAAGAAATGGACCTTATAAACAATTAACCGGTAATCAATTTAATTCTTATATAGGAGATGAATTTAATTCCAATGAAAACAATTATGAAGTTTATCAAATGCAAAGTTATCCTTCTACTAATTTATTTGAAAGTTTTTCTAATCAAAATGACTATACGAATAATGATAATTCTCATTCTGGCTCACAATTAGTTATACAAGATCGTAATATAGAAATGTTTGAAAATGAATCTATTGATTCTCAACCTAATAGACTTGATATGAATAAAAAAATGAGAAATACACCTATAAATAGAAATCAAAACTTAATGGATAATCAACAACCTCAACGTCATCAACAACCTCAACGTCATCAACCTCATCAAAAAAGACAAAATATTACATATAATAATTTTTTGCCAAGACAGCCAGCAATTCAACGCAATGATTATTATTATGATTCACCAGGCTATTTAAATGTTGGTTCTATTCCAAATATTGCTGGTTTATATAATAATATTCAAAGACGTCCAGAAACTATTATTGTTAAAGAAGTAAATAATGATGCTAAAATAACAGATTATAATAGCGACGATGACGATGATGACGATGATTTAGATGATAGTATTCAAACTAAAAAATTAAATGATTTGAATGAAGTAAAAGAAACTAAAATATCTAATTTAAAAAGAAAATTAGAAAAAGGGAAAAAACTTAAAAAGAAAAAAAATAATATGATGTATTTAGTTATATTCTTATTAATTATTATTGTTGGTTTAATGTTATATATTATATTAAATCCAAAAGCAGCAAAAAAGGTTAGATTTTAAGTATTTACTTTTATTTATTTTTTATTAAAATAAATTTTTTATTAAAAAATATATTTTATTAAAATGAATTTAAATATAAATTATTAATAATTTTTATATTCATAATTTATTTTTTATATTTATAAATATGAGTGAAAATAATAAATTAATTGAAAATAATAAATTAATTGAAAATAAATACAAATCTCAAGAAAAAGAAGGTAAAAAAATATTAAAGAAAAATGAATTTTTTCAGGATTTTACAAGGTTAATGCGTAATTCTGAATTTAGAAATTTTTATAATCAATATTTTAAAGATTGGTCTGATATTCAAACCATGATTTTTTATATGAAAATGTATTCAACAATTGAAGAGATTTATTTTATAAAGTATCATGAGCACATAAGTGATGAATTAATGACTTATACTTTGCATAAAATTATAACAACAAATGAAACACGAAAAGTAGCTGTTGAATTATTTAAAGAATTTAAAGAAGATAATGAAACTAATATAAATAAAAAAAGGATTACTTCTTTTGAAGCTTTAATAGATTTTGAATCCAATAAAAAAATATTGTTATTGAAATAATCATTATTTATTTTAGTTTATTTTTATAAAAATTAGTTAATAGTTATGAATTTAATAGTAGTAATCCATAAATATGTTTAAAAAGATTTCACTTCATATTCAAAAATTTTATTTGTTTGATTTTTATTGTTTTCAAAATCATAAATCTTTTTTAAATATTCTATAAAATCATCTTTTTTTTCAAGTGGTCCTGTATAAGAATAATTAATCGAACATTTATTTTCATTTTGAACATGACCCATTTTTTTAACTGTCCATACTGAAGGTAATAATGGTTCAAAATCTTCAATAGACATGTAATTCAAATCATTCATATCTGATGTCAAATAATTAATATTCATAACAATTTTAGTTTGTTCTTTTTCAATATTTTGAAAATAATTTATTATTTCTGATACTTTTGTATTTAATTTAAAATCATTTGAATTTCCATTTGGTAATTCAATATTAATTCGTTTTTCACGTACATCATAATATATTATCCATTTCCATTTTTCTAAAATGTTTCCATCTAAATTTTGTTTCACAAATTCATCATCATGTCTTAAATAAATAATATCTATATTAGGATAATCATGCAAGAAATCAAAGCATTTTTGTGCTTTTTTTGTATATTTAGTAATACTATAAGGAATAACTAAAGCACCATCACCAAAATTGGAATCTGTACAGTAAATTATTTCATTATTTTTACCAATTATATAATGACTACTTCCACGAGAAGAACTAAACTGCATAGAATTTCCAAATTTGTAATATTTTGACTTTATGTCCTCAATTTTTTGTTTTAATAAAAATTCTTTTTTTTCTTCATTAGTTTCAATTTCATTTAATTGATCTTCAATTTCAGGATAATCACCATACGCAAGTAATTGATTTGTAAAAACTTCAAATTCATCTTCTTGAACATATTCTTTAATATGTTCATGTACATGATTATCAGAAGTTGATTCTGAATCAGACATTTCAGTTATAGAAATATTTTTTGATTGAAAATCATTAAAGTACATTAATTTTTGTTTTTTTAATTCTTCAAGATTATTTTCAGTTTTATCAATTCTTTCTTTTTGTTGTACATAAATATCATAAAGATTTTCATCTTTCATGATTTTTAGCAAATCGGCTTTTTTCTTATTTGAAAATCCTTTTTTGTTAAAAAATTTAAAGATGTCTTTGATTTCAGATAATTTAAGTTTTTCCATAATAAAAAGTTTTGATTATATTAATTTTTTTATAAAAATATTCAATTTTTAATTTTAAAATTTTAATATAAAAATATTATATTGTATATAAATATATGAAATTACAAAATGCTATAAATAAAGATGATATTTTAACTATTCAATTTGAATTTATAACTAATGAACAAATTAATGTAATAAAAAAATTAAATATTAATCCATTCTTATTTAAAAAATTAAGTAAAGATGAATATTTAGATAATCTTGTTAATGAATATGAAGATAGGATTAATCTTGGAAAAAATAAAAATAACCATATTAATGTAAATAAATTTTTATATAAAAATTTATTAAATATATATCAAACTGATTCTATAATATTTTTTGAAGTAGGAAATTTTTTTAATAAATTAGGTGATACTATTACTAAATATAAAGTTTATTTAGATCCTTTTGGTAGATTTATTTCTAATGGTATTTTAGAATGTTTATTATATAGAAATCATAATAAATTATATAGATCCACATTTATGAATTTAAGTGTTAATGAAATACAAACAGACAGTAAACAACCAATTCCAAATAAAAATATAGAAGAAGGTTTATCAGTTGGAAGAAGCTATCCACCTTATTATAGTAAAGGTGGAAAACCAAATAATAAATTAAGATTAATTGAAAGAAAATATATTCAAAATAAAAAAGAACATACAAAATCTTATTTATATAATGAAAAATTAGATTTATATTTTACTTCTGAAAAGATTGATGATAAAAATTATATTGATTTATTTTTTATACATTCAGGTGAAATATATCCACTAGAAAATATTCCTAAATATAGATAATTTTAATTAAAAAAATATATAAAAATGATTTTAAATATAAAATATTATTTATATTAAATAATATATTATGAAATCTTTATTTATTTTTAGAAGAGATTTCCGTCTTGTTGATAATTTAGGACTCATACAAGCTTGCAAAAATAGTTCAGAAATATTACCTGTTTTTATTTTTACTCCTGAACAAACCAAAAATAATGATTTTTTTTCAAATGAAAGCTTTCAATTTTTAATAGAATCTTTAGAAGAATTAAATGAAGATTTAAATAAAAAATTACAAACAGAATTATATATACTTTATGATAATAATGTAAAAGCATTAAAAAAAATTAAAAAAGATTTTGATTATGAAGCTATTTATTTTAATGAAGATTATACACCTTATGCTAAAAAACGTGATTCTGAAATAGAATCTTATTGTAATTCAGAAAATATTCAATGTTGTAAAATAGAAGATTATTTATTAGCTCCTATGGGAACATTTTTAAAAAAAGATGAAACTTATTATGGAGTGTATGGCGCTTTTCGCAAAATAACAAAAAATTATAAAGTTGAAAAAGTAAGTGATTATAAATGTAATAAAAATAAATTTGTAAAAATAAAAAGTCCAAAGAAATTACAAGATTTTGATTCATTTTATGTTAAAAATGAAAATTTATTAATAAAAGGTGGTCGTTCAAGAGCACTAAAAAAATTAGTGAATGTTGAACTATATTCAAGTTATGAAAGCAATAGAGATATTTTAGATTACAATACAACTCATTTATCAGCATATATTAAATATGGATGTATAAGCATCAGAGAAGTTTATTATGCATTTAAAGATAAATTTGGTGACAATTTTGGAATTATTAATCAGTTATATTGGCGTGAATTTTATTTTTATATAATCAATTATAATCCGCGATTGTTAAATGAAGGAGTAAGTCTTAAAGAAAAATATGATAATATTAAATGGAAAAATAATGCTAAATTTATTCAGGCATGGAAAGATGGAAAAACAGGATATCCTGCTGTTGATGCTGCTATGCGTCAATTAAATACTGAAGGATATATGCATAATAGAGGGCGTTTAATATCAAGTGCAATATTAATTAAAATATTACATTGTGATTGGAAAATTGGTGAAAAATATTTTGCTCAAAAATTAGTTGATTATGACCCTGCAGTAAATAATGGTAATTGGCAATGGAGTTCTGGTTCTGGTGCGGATAGTCAGCCTTATTTAAGAATATTTAATCCTTGGTTACAATCAAAGAAGTTTGATTTAAATTGTGTTTATATAAAAAAATGGATTCCTGAATTAAAAGATGTTCCAAATAAAGAAATTCATGAATGGGATAAACATTATAAAAAATATAAAAATATTGATTATAATGGTCCTATAAACGATTATAGTGAAGCGCGAAAAGAAACATTAGAAATGTATAAAAAAGGTATTTATTAAAATTATTTTATTATTATTAAGTATATGAGTTTTTTTGGATTCGGAGGACCTACTACACAAGGTCCAAATGTAATGTCAGGAACGAATCAAACCGGACAACAACTTGGACAACAACTTGGACAACAACCTGGACAACAAATGGGTCAAAATGGACAACAATCAGCTAATAATTCAGGAAAAAATAATTTAACTAAAATGTTATATTATCTTAATTATAAAAAAAATAATCAAAAAAATGTAAGTCAATTAAAACCAGGATTAGTTCCTGTTACCCAAGAATTATTACCAGCCCAATTAGAAATATTACAAAAATATAATATGGAAATTCCTCCTCAAATATATACTACTAGTGAAAGTTTAGGGACTAATTTAATTTACATGGGAAAAATATGGAATAAACCTGAACAACCTGGACAACAACCTGGACAACAACCTGGACAACAACCTGGACAACAACCTGGACAACAACCTGGACAACAAATGAATCAAACAGGACAACAACCAGCACAAGGATGGTTGTGGGGTGGCTCACCAGAAACAAATCAACCAGCAAATTCTGTTAATAATAAAAAAGAAGATTTATTTTATCCAAATGAAACAAATATTCAAATAAATAATAATAAAAATTTAGAAGCTATAAAAAATGAAGGTGTAAATTCAAGAAATAAAAATTTAGTTTTTATGAGAGAAAATGGTTCTTTTGTATTAAATCAATTAAGTGGTTGGAGTCTAAATTATTCTTGTACTCCTCAAATGAATCAAACAACTAATAATAGAAATGGAAAACCAAAATATTTAATATTAAATGATATTATTTGGTATTATATTTTTGAATGTCCAGATGCTCCAGCTGATTCCAGACAACCAGTACAACAATCAAAAGGATGGTGGGGAGGTAAGCATAAAAAACCTACTAAAAAACCAGTTAGAAAAACTCCAATTAAAAAACCAGTTAGAAAAACTCCAATTAAAAAACCAGTTAGAAAAACTCCAATTAAAAAACCAGTTAAGAAAACTCCAATTAAAAAACCAGTTAAGAAAACTCCAATTAAAAAACCAATTAAGAAAATTCCTACTAAAAAACCTTTTAAAAAAACTCCTACTAAAAAACCAGTTAAGAAAACACTTACTAAAAAATCTACTATAAAAAAAGTAAATAAAACATTAAACAAAAAATAAAATAATTTTTTTTTATATTAAAATAATATTTTAATATTTAATTATAATATGATTAAACATTTAAATAAAAAAGGAGGAAATGGATTTTTTAATAGCGTATTAGCTCAAACAATTGATCCAGGAATGGGATTTAATCCATTTATGAGTGGAAAGCAAGAATTAGGAATGGCTAAAATGAATAGTTCTATAAGAATGGTGAATCAAATGGCTAAAGAACAAGAAAGACAAAGAATAATACAAGAACAACGTGAAAGACAGCATATACAAAATTATTTAAAAAATTATAATAGTTGTGTTTTTGCTGATGAATATACGAAAAAAAAAATTAGTAGTTTAACATTTCAACAAGTTAAAAAATTAGAACAATATAATATTTTTTTACATAATTTACCTTTTAAACAATTAGTACCTAATCCAGATTTTGAACAAAAAATAGGACATAATCCATTTTATATGGGAAAAATAGATGATAATATTACTAAAATTCCAGGGGGTTTTTTATGGGGTAATACTCCATTAAATCCTATTGGTGATCCAGAAAGAAATGTTTATTTAGATCATGAAGGTTTTTTCTATTTAGGAAAATTTTTTGGTGGTTTACAATCTTCTCAACAATGTGAGCTTGAATTTGAAGGAAACATACCAAAATCTATACCTGATCCGTATTTTCAACAACCTCAAATAAGAGCAGGTGGTTCTCCTATAGGTAGTCCTCCTCCACCTCCACCTCCACCTCCACCTTCACTTCAACAACCTCAACAACAACAACAAGGACCTCCACCTCAATATCAACAACAAGTACCTCCACCTCAATATCAACAACAAGGACATCCACCTCAATATCAACAAGGACCTCCACCTCAACAATTTCAAAAACCAAAAATTTATATATTTAAATTATATATACAGGGTAATTCATCTAAAGGAAGTGGTAAACCTAATTTTAAAAAAAAACCAACTACTAAAAAACCAATTACTAGAAAACAAGCTGTTAAAAAACCTACTACTAAAAAGCCTACTACTAAAAAACCAACTGTTAAAAAACCAACTACTAAGAAACCTACTGTTAAAAAACCAACTGTTAAAAAACCAACTACTAAGAAACCTACTGTTAAAAAACCAACTACTAAGAAACCTACTGTTAAAAAACCAACTACTAAGAAACCAGCTGCTAAAAAACCAGCTGCTAAAAAACCAGCTGTTAAAAAAACAACTACTAAAAAAACAACTACTAAAAAGCCTATTAAGAAAACACCTGTTAAAAAACCAATTAAAAAAATAACAACTAAAAAATAAATTAAAGAATTAAATAATTATTATTTATTAAAATATATTATATTTTAATAATACAAGAGTATATGAGTAAAAAATATAAATTAAGAAATAAAAAAGGAAGTGGTCTAGGTCTAACTGTTGAAATTGGAACACCTGGTTTAAGAAATAAATTACAAGCTGAAGTAAATGCTAGAAACCAAGCAAAACAAGGTTTAGTAAATAATTATTTAGCTAATTTAAATGATTATAAATTTGCTAATGATTATACATTAAATTCTATTAATAATTTAACATATGAACAAGTTGATAAATTAATTCAAACTAAAATATTATTGAAAGATTTACCATTTAAAAAATTAGCACCTAAAAAAACAACTGTTATAAAAGTTGGAAAAAAAAACCTTTTATATATGTGAAAAATAAATGATACTATTACAGAAATTCCTGGTTTTTTTGGAATTGGTGGGACGCCATTACAAAAAGTTGGAAATGTAGAAAGAAATGTTTATTTAGGAGATGATGGAAATTTTTATTTAAATAAATATTTTGGCTCACCATTAACATTTTTTCCAAAACAAGTTTATATAGAATATAAAAATAAAAAACCGAGTTCTATATCAGACCCAAATTATTCTCCAAATAATCAAGTAGTACAACCTCAACTTCAAGTAAAAGCAACACAACCTCAAGTGATTCATCCTCAACCTCAAGTGATTCATCCTCAACCTCAAGTGATTCATCCTCAAGAAGGAGGATTTCTTCCTCAAGAACCTAAAAATTATATTTTTTCTTTTAATGAAACTTATGCTGGAGGTAATAAAAAAAAGCCAACTACTAAGAAACCAACTACTAAGAAATCAACTACTAAAAAACCAACTACTAAGAAACCTACTGTAAAAAAACCAACTACTAAAAAACCAACTGTTAAAAATCCAACTACTAAAAAAAAACAATATTTAAAAAATAACTACTAATAAACCTGTTAAAAAATCAAAAAAGTATTAAATACTGCAAAAAGTAAATAAATTAAAAAATAAATGAATTTACTAATTATTAAAAATTTTTGAAAAAATAATATAATTATTTATTATATATGGAATTAATTAATTCTTTTGAATCTGGAAAACATAGAGGAAAAGAAGTTAAAAATATATTTAAAGGTAATTTTAGTGGAGCATTAAAACAGGGTTTTGATGCAAATATGTGGAATAGTATGGGAAGTTATCATGAATCAAGAGCAAATAGAAGACAAGATAGACACTATCAAAGAGAACAAGCAATGCAAGAAGAAGAAGAAAGAAAAAGAAGACAAGAAATTGTTGATAATTACAAAAACAATATTAAAGAAGTTAATTTTAAAAATTCAAATTATAAAACTACAATTGAAAATTTAACTTACGAACAAATTACTAAATTAAATAATTT